AGTAAGCTGATCGAAGAGTACAGCAACGAAAACGTAGAACGGGCTGTTGCTGCCAATGACACCCAAGCTCGTCTGGATGCTGGACATCAGGCCGCAGTTGCCAAAGCCACTGCGGCCTGGGATCGCTACAACCGGGCCAAGTTCATGAACGAGAACGAAGGCAAGAACATCAATCTTGGTCCGCTTCTTGCTGCGGCACAGGCTGCCGATCAAGCTGCTGCTGGATCGCAGCAAGATAGGGTCAATCGCGGTACGTTCACGAACAAAAATGCCCCACCGGCTCAATCGCCTGTTCCGGTACAAACTCAGGCATCTCGTCCGGCTAACGGCTATACTACTTTACGAGATGCTCGCCTTAATAAGCCTGCGCCGCAAGCGCCGGTAAAATCAAGCGGTGGCCGATTGCTCATGGATCCAAAGTTCCCGACAAATTGGCGGGGCTGGTAACCAAGAATTCCCCAACTACGACATAGTTAGGGGTTATAGTTCTTCGTGTGATTCTGCTGCAATGATAAGACACTTCCCATTCTCTACAGAGTGGGAAGTGTTTTCATGGCTGGCCCTTCTAGTCTTCTTGCCCAATACGCTAACGCTATTGCACCCAAGTCCACCCCCGACATTAAACGGGAACAGGTTGATCAGGCTGCAAGGAAAAAGCTCGAAGATTTCGGGGTTCCTACTCCTGAACAGATGTACGATGTCGTTACGGCTCGCCGGAACGGAACGGGCACCTCGATGCCGCAAGGTCCAATGCAGGATCTGCGTACTGGAAATCTGCGGGATCTCTATAACACTTACGGTCCGCAGCAGGCATCAAGTTTGGTCAGCGCCTACGCCCAAGCTGCTGGCCGGCAGTTTATTGACCGCACCTCTGACCGTGATGGGTGGCAGACAATTGACGATGCAGTCAGCAACACAGTGCTTGGCGGCGTCAATTCTGTGGGCGGTCTAGCTGCCCTCGGAGTTGGCCTAGTCAATGACAATGCCGGAGCTGCATTCAGCCAGGGCTTAGACAGTTTTAATGAATGGGCACGGAGCAATCAGTCTAGCGCCCTGAACAATCGTCGGCGTGCTTACGAGTCTGCTAACCGGGTTGCCGCCCAAGACAACCAGATGCTCTACGAGCAAGAAAAGCAGGCCGATGGTGACTTTATTGCCAGCCTGCGCCGAATTGGCCGGGATGCTTACTCTTCGGTCAGCAATGCCGCGGACGATACTGCTATCCTTGGGGCCGGTGCCGCTGAAGGCATGGGTTCGCTGCTCACTGGCGGTCCGCTGGCCAAGGGAGCCAAGGCGCTTGCAGGCAAGGCGATTGCCAGTGCTGCCAAGCGTGGGGTGATTGCTGAAGGCGGTGCAGCTGCTGGGCGTCTGACCACTCTGGCAGACCGGGCTGCAATGCCTGGTGTGATTGGCGCAATGGAAGCTGGCGGCTCCTATACCGAGGCTGTCAACGAAGTGATGGCCATGAGCCATGACGATCTGATGCGGACTTCGCCCAAGTATGCCGAGCTGATCCAGCAAGGCTGGGATCCGGAGGAAGCCAAGCGTGACGTTGCTACGAGCGGCGGCCTGACTGCCGCGGCAATCCAGCTTCCGATCGCTGCCCTGTCGGGCAAGCTGGTCTCGAAGTTCGAAGCTTCCCCGTTCAAGGTTCCCTCGCTTGGTTCAGCTGCTCGCTCGATCGGTCTGGAGACTGTCGAAGAAGGTATTCAGTCTGGTTCCGGTCAGGTTGCCAGCAACCTGGGCATCCAGGCATTTGCCGATCCAAACCGTGATCTGAGCCAAGGTGTTGGTGAGCAGGTTGGTCTTGGGGCGCTCTACGGTTCGATGTCTGCTGGTGCTGTCCAGGCTCCGGGAATGGCTGGCCGAGCTGTGGCTGGTACGGCCAAAGGTATTGCCAAGGGAACTATGTGGGGCGTTGGCAAAGCCAGCAACGCTATCGTTGGCCGGATCAAGCGGGTCGAGGAACAGAACGAAGCCAGCTCGCCGCTTAATGACCGGGTCATGGGTGAAGCGCTGCGTGAGTACGATCAGGCTGCGCCCGACATTTCTACTGGCCTGAAGCAGGCCGTTGATCAGACTGACGCTACGCCCGAACAGAAGGCGGAAAGCTTCCAGTATGTGGACGACTACTTTGCGGCGTCAAAGTTCGATCCCACTCCGTTCATGGATCAGAGCACTCCGGTTCCGATCCGTGATACTCTGGCCGGCGCTACGGACAAGTTTGATGCAGTCCAGCGCTTGGCCAAGCTGGTCAACGACACGGACAGCAATAGCCCTGAATTTGCCCAGGCTGCTCTCACCTTCTATAGCTTGATGAGCGAGTACCGGGATCTGGCTACCCGCCAGATGCCTGAGACAATCCTGGCTCTGCCGGATGATCACCCTGCCTTGGCCAAGCTGCGTGAACATCAGGCAATCCTGGCAAACATCGACAACACTCCGAAGGCAGTCAAAGCATTCCAGCAGATTGCATCCATTCTGGAACAGCAGGCTGCTGCCCGGACTGAATCGATCGATCTGACTCCGGAGATGGCCCAGACGCCTGAAGGCCAAGCTATTGTCCAGCAAGCAGCCATGGCTGCTGAAGTGGCTCCGCTGACGATGGATCAGCAACTGGCCGAGCAGATCTCCAAGCATTCTGAAGATGGCACGATCCAACTTAATCCCCGTCAGAAGGCGGCGATTAACGGTGCTCTGGCAGTTGTTCGTGCAGCCAATGTGGCGAAACAAACCCAGAGCCGTTTGCAGTTGCGCAATCAAGACGCAGTCGCCGGTGAGATTACTACCAACGACAAAGCTGAGCGTGGCTTCAAGTCGGCCTATGCCTACATGCGTGACATCACCAAAGCGGTGCGTAGCGGTGATCTCAAGCGAGCCAAGGCAGAGATGAAGGATATGCTGGAGTTTGCCCAGCATCTCCAGAACAAGCTCGATGCAATTAACCGCACGGTGGGCACCGAAGGCGGAAAAGCAAACCGGCAGCTGTTTGCCGCCCTCAATTCTCTGACCCGAGAATGGTATTCAGGCATGGCGCCGGCTATCCATTTCGGCAATTCTGGTTCGATCCAATTGGCACAGCGCATTGCGGTAGAAGCTGATGCTGTCACCCGTGCTGCCAATGATCTGGCAGCGCTGTTCCCTGGTCTGGAAGCACAGCCGATTAAGCGCCGGGAACTCGATCCCTTCCTCAACCGCCCTGCTGCCGAAGTGGTTGCAGACGCGAAGCAAGGCAAGCGTCGGGCCGAGCCGCAGACGCAGTCGGAGGCGACAGCCCAGAGCGCAGCCGAAGCTTCGCAAGAGCAAGCCTCTGCCGAGGTGGAAAATGAAACCACCTCTACCCAAACCGAGACGAATAGCATTGAGCAAGACGCTGCTCCGGACCAGTCTGCCGAGACTCCCACGGCAGAGGTAACCGATGCTCCTTCCGATCCTGTTTCCAAGCCAGAAGCTCAGAACCAAGGCACGGATCAGACCCAGGCGGAAGCGCAGTCCGAAGGTAAAGCAGACGATACCGGATCCGTAGCCGGTAACCAATCTGATGCACCGGATAGCGCGAATCCCGTAGAAGATTCAGAGTTAACGGTAACCGCCCCGGTAACCAACGCGGATCAAGAAACTCCTTCAGAGCAGGCTAAGCCCCAGCCTGCCAAGAAGGGGATTGAAGGAATGTTTCCGAACCTGCTTGGCTCAAAGGTCAAGGCTCTGACCAACTGGTTCACAAAAGCATTCAAGCTTCCGGAAAATCCCAAGTCCAGGACCACGGGATCAGAGGCTCCGCTGTCGGTTATCCGGGATGCGCTGAGTAGTGCTGCAAAGCTGGGGGCATTCACCGGCTCGCAGATCCTGGAGAAGCGCTACAACAGTGACATTGCCCAGTCGTATCAGCGTTTCCTAGCTCAGGCTGACGAGATCAAGCAGGCGGTGGAAGCCAATCTGCTGGAGTTCTTGAACAGCGACTACAATGGCAAAAGCGTTGCCCAGCACTTGGCTGAAGGCAAGGCAATCAACCGCGAGCTACGCGGCAAAGCACTCAACATCGTTGAAGAGAACGAAGATGGTACGTTCTCTTACAACCAGGAATTGCTGGAAAGCGCTATTCTGGCCGGGCTTCAGTGGATCTTGAATGCTGACAAGCACATTGGCGCTGTCGATGAAGATGCTGCTGCCGAGATCCTCGGAGTAAGCTCTAGCGAGTTTGATGGCTTGAACATTGAAGTCGCGGCTGACGAGTACACCGAGTACTCTTATCTGGATGATAAGGGTAATCTAAAAACTGATATCCTAACTATTTTGAGCGATGGGGTTGGCGCCCCTCAAATCTCTAGGTCTTTGGCTCAAGAGATCAAAAAGTTTTGGGGATTGGATTCCAATAGCAAAACTTCGGCTGGTTATGTCGAAGGTATTCCAGAAGCTGTTGCTAAAGAAATCATCCGAGGCCTGATGAGTTCTGGTGGCCTAACCAGAACCAGACTTGAGTATGATAGTAAAACCTTAGATGTGTATGCCCCTTTTAGGCTTCCTGCTGAGGAAGCGCTGAACGCATACCCTACAGCAATCGAAGATGCAGTCCTGGTCGAGCCAGAAGAGACTCGCTTTATTGGCGAACCATCAAAGCGAGTTCCCCGTTCGCAGCTGCGCAACGAGCTGGCACCGCTGACTGAACAGCAGAAAGCTGCTATCGAAGCAGAGCAGCAAACGCCGCACTTCATTAACTCCCAGATGGTTCGTTTTTACGAAGCGCTGGGCGAGATGGGTGTCGTCAGCTTGTTTGGGGTCGGTCAAACCGATGGCAAACCGCTCAACAAGAATCACCTGAAGTCGCTCGATGGTAAGAACCGGACGGTTCATTCTGCCTATGTCTCGCTAATGAGCCTGATTGCTGATGTCCGGAACCGGGCTGAGGCGCAAGACATCGAAGCTGGTGAGCTGCCGATCTACTACGAATACGAGTTTAGCCGAGTGAACCGTATGCAGATGCAAGGCCGGCACAATCCGCAGGCCAGCAAGCTAGTGCGTGAAGCCATTCTGCCGAGCTGGTCGGAACTGGATCTGTCGAGCCGTGGAACCAAAGACTTCAGGGCATTCTCTCTGGCCCTGGCTCAAGCTCTAGGGATCAAGGTTGAACGTGTCTCGCGCGAAGAATCTGCCGAAGAGGTCTTCAAGAAGCTCGAAACTGAGCTGCCGAAGTCTCTGGAAATCATGCGCAACTGGCTCGACAACGAAGGTCTGAGCGAGACTGCCGGTTTCGATCCTGCGTGGATCGAGGCGATCAAGCAAGAAATTGGCGGTGCCCCTTCGGCTGTCGCTGTCCATGCCTTGATGGAATATGCCCGCTATCAGAATGCCAGCACCGAGCAGCGCAAAGCTTTCCGAACTGCGCTTTACGTCGAAGCGGATGGGGTCACCAATGGCCCGATCAACGCCATGGCAATTCTGACTTCTGGTCAGTTCAGTGCAGAATGGATCCGCAACATGGCAAAGGGCGGTCTGCTTTTTGGCAACGCCAAGACCATGCACGAGCAGCGAGCTGCTGATGGTAAGGATCTGTACCAGACTGTCACCGATGCTTTGAAGCAAGGTCTGAGCAGTGTGCTAAACGGTAATCGGAATGGGCCGTTTGGTAAGCAGCTGACTTCGGTCCTGGATCTGATGGACCTGATCCTGCCTGATCTTGAATTCAAGAACGGCGAGCTTGAGCTAAAGCGTGGAATTGCCAAGAATCCCCTCACCATCACGATCTATGGCTCGGGTGAGAACGGCATTGCCAACAACTTTGCCAAGGCCTTGCTCGACGAGGTCTATGCTCGCTTTTCCGCGGCAAGCGAAGCCCAGGCTAAAGATCCCAGCTTGAGCAATGCCATGGCCATGTTCGGCAAGGAAGCCAACGGCGATCCGGAACGGGCCGAACAATTGTGGAACAAGTTCCACACTTCGCTTAACCAGTTGATCGAGTTCCAGCTGGCTAACGGCAAGCAAGGTCCATTTCTGGCAGCAACCCGCCGCAAGTTTGCGCCGAAGCGTGGGACTACGTTCCAGGAGCTGACGTTCAACCGGGACGACTTCAGAGCACTTCAGAATAACCTGTTGAAGGTCTTTGTTTCTCCGCTGCGAGCAGCCATTGAAAGCACATTGGCAGGCAATATGCTGGAGAACGCCGATCTGCTGCGACAGGCAACACAGGTCCAGTCGATTGCTATGCAGTTCGAGTTCCAGCGTGAAGTTGCCAAGCTCTATGACAGCAAGCGCAAGGATCCGAACTGGAAGGTCGGAGACTTTCTTTATCGCAGCGAGCTTCAGAAGATCCTGAAGAACCTGCTGACAAAGTACCCGCTGGTCAAAACCGAGCACCAGAATTTCTTCATTGCTGGCTCAACTTCTGCTGAGATTGATGCGGTTTCCTTGGCTCAAGCGAGCAAGGCTACCGAAGCCCAAGCCATGAAGAACGGGAAGCTCAAGGAAAAGAGCAGCCCTGAGCTGAGCCGTGCTTTTGATGAGTCTCTGCGCACGGCAGCTGAAGTCTATGGTCCGGCTGACTCTGGAGTGTCCGGTATTCCGTTCCTGGTGATTGGCACCGGTGACGGACAGATGATGCAAAACCTGGCGACTATGGACGGCGCCCCAACCGGGACGCTCAAGGTCTTTGACGGGATGCACATGAAGCTGTCCTCGATCGAGGAAGACAGCGTCAAGGCCAACCAGGCAGCTTACCAGGCTTGGCAGTCCAATCCGATGCAGGCGGTCTATGACGCTTTTGTCGTAGCTGCGCAGAATATCTCGCTCGACAACCTCAGCACGGCTGAGCACCGAGCTTTGGCCAAGGCACTTTATGGTCTGGCTGAAGATGAGAATTCAATCAGCGTTGCATCAATCAAGGCGCGGCTTGAAGCCATGCCGGGTCAGATCAAACGGGCTGCTGATGAGGTTGCTGCCCGGCAGCGGGTAATGGCCCGGTTCAAGTTCAGTGTTGATCAAATGGCCTCGGTTGCGTCGCCTTACGTCAACGAAGGTGAGATTGATCTCTCTGGCCTTTCGCCCGAAGATCAGGCTGAAATTCTCAATGAAGCATTGGCCGAAGAATTGAACCAAACCAAGGAAGCGGAAACTAACACCCGCTACTTGTTTGGCGATGAAGCTCCGGCCAAAACGGTTGAGCCAATTGAAAAGGCTCTCCAACAGGTAGGCCGGGTCGATGCCAGGAGTGGTGCCCGTGTCTTGTCGTTTACGGCGGTCAAGAACCTCAACCGGATCTTGAAGGCGTTCCCGACGAGCCAGCAGGAAGTGCTGTCCGATGTGCTGCGCTCCCTCGCCAGCAAGGGTTACACGGTAGTAGTGGGCAGCCCTGCCCAGACCCAGGCTTATGCCCGCAATCACGGCAAGAGCCATGTGCCGTACAACAGTGGCGACAAGGGCGTGGTGCGTTACTCGGACAAGACGATCTACCTCTACGAGCCGTCGCTTGAAACGCTGGTCCACGAACTGATCCACGCTGCCACCTTTGAGAAGGTTGTCGGCGCTCTGAATGGCGATCTCAAGAACGCCGAACAGGTCGAGGCGGTGCAGCGGATTGAGGCGTTGATGAGCCAGTTCATGGACATCAGCAAGACGTTCAGCATCGAAGAAGGTCTGGCCGAAGCCAACATGGCTGCACGCCGGGCAATTCAGGCTGCATTGAACGACGCCACGATCAGTCCGATCCTGGCACGAGCCAAGGCGCTCAACGAGTTCATGGCCTGGTCGCTGAGCAACGAAGCCCTTATCAAGCAGGGCAAGGCCAACCAGGCCAAGGGCATTGCACTCCTGGCTCAGAAGGCCGTGGCTTTCATCAAGAAGCTGGTGTTTGGCCGCAAGCAGGTAGCTCTGCCCGGCAACGACATGTTCAGCCAGCTGCGCTTCAACACTGCAATTCTGATGCAGGGTCAGCCCAGCCTGTCTGCCCAGCTGGGTGACACGGTCAGCTACCAGAATGCTGCCTATGGTCAGGACGATCGTCTGGTTGCTCTGAACCAGATGCTCAACGACAAGATTGCAGCCTTCCTGGATAGCGGCGATGTTTACGCCAAGACGCGTGCCGACAACGAAGTCCAAGATGCGATCACGGTTGGTGGCAACATGGCGCTGATGTTCCAGGCTCACGGTTTCCCGATGACTGCCCAGGAACAGACCACCTTCGAGATGATGATGCAGGTGATGGCCACCAGCATCAAGCTCGACGGCAATGTCATGTCCCGCGTTCAGGAACTCTACGCCCATGTCGAGAAGACCCTGACTCCGTCAGACTTCATGGCTGACCCTGAATCGCTTGATCCGGCTGAAGAAGCTGCGGCCCAGGAACGCTATGACGCGGTGATGGGCAAGTTCCTCACGCTCAAGGACACCAAAGGTCGTTCGACGCTGATGTCTTCATTCCTGGCTTTGGCTACGACCAATGCGCGGTTCCGGGATGTCCTAGCCAAGATGGAAGTTCCGAAGAACAGCCGGCGTAAAGCCAAGGATCTGGACGGTGTGCTCCAGAACCTCGGTAACGAAGCAATGGAAAGCCTCTCGCTCAAGATGTCTGGTCAGGATGCCAAGGCTACCAACATCAAGGATGCGCTGGACTCGCTCAACGCTGCCATGGTTGCCGTGACGCAGAAGCGCCAAGGGATCATTGATCAGATTGCTGCCCCGACGGGACGCAAGATCGATCAGCTGAACCAGTGGGTAGTCGACGGCATGGGCGCCCTGTCCCGTGCTGCGGCTGACAAGGCTCAGAGCGTAATCGATACGACCAACAGCAAGGCTGCCAAAGCTGCTGCTCAAGTGGTCAAGATCGCAGCCCAGATGGTTACAGAAGAAGGCGGCGAAGCTGTGGCTTCCGGAGCCATGTCGCTGGTCAACAAGTCTGATCTACCGCTGGCATTCAAGCGTCTGGTCAGTGACTTTGTCGGACGAACCCTGAGCAATCAGGAAGTCTATGACATGATTAAGCTGGTTCGCTCGACGGTCCAGGCTGTCCGTCAGCAATTCCGCGAACATTTGCCCGACACGATTGCCAATCAGTTCACCCGCAAGATCAAGGATCACGAGTGGACGGCAATGTTCAAGGGCATGGCCATGACTGATCTGGCAGCGCTCAAGACCTTTGGCCGGATGAGCCAAACGCAGGTAATCGAGCTGCTGGCAGACAGTTCGCTGCGGGCTGACAAGATTCGCTCGCTGGAGAACGATATCCGGCAGATGGATCCCAAGCACTGGAACCTGCTCCAGAAGAAGTCCAAGGAACTGGCCCACTTCATGGTGACCCGTGAAGCTGCCCAGAACCAGCTGCGTAATGCTGTGGCTGTGGCTGATCTGCTTGGTGAGAAGGTCCGCAATCGTCCTGCTGCCAGCAAAGAAATGATCTCGGCGCTCAATCAGCTGATCTCGCTTTATGCCGTGAACGAGCTGGACCAGAACACCAAGGACACCCTGGTTGCCTTGGCTCAGACCGAAAGCAAAGGCATGGGCTTTTCGCTTGCCCAGCTTGAGTACAACCGCAAACAGGAAGTGCTGAAAGCTGATGCCAATGGTGCCAAGTACAATCACTACAAGGGCTATGCCCCGATGGAGTCCGATGGTTCTTCGTCGCTGGTGATTGAAGACGATCGGAACTACGCTGACCTGGTGTCACGCGGTTATATCCGAGTGGCGCCGTATCAGCCTTCCTCGCTCGAACTGATCGGTGGCGGCAACTATGCCCGCCGCAGCTATTACTATGCTCCGGTCTCGGCTCGGGCTGGTTACAATCAGGGCATTGCCCAGAATATTCGCCCGACGGCTGCCGGGGTCGATCTCGACACGGGCTATACCACCGGGATCATGACTGCCGGGAGAATTACCGACCCGGTAGTGATCAAGGACATTCTTGATTTTCCGATGACCGAACAGGGTTCGGCCCTGCTCCCGGTCTTTAGCTCAGCCGGTGAGGTTGTTGCTTTTGAACGCAGCGTTGATCCGGTCCAGTTGGCCCGGCTTGAGCAGAGCACGCACCTTGCCAAGATGCTTGGCGCCTGGCGGGGCCGCCAGGTTGAAGAGTCTTTGGCTGAGAACGTCAACGAGACCTTGGTCGACAATCTCAAGGCGATGTACGATCGAGATCTGAACGAAAATCCGGACAAGAAGCGGGAATACGTCGATCTGTTCGACACCACAAAACTCGATCCGGTGCTGCAAGACAGCATGAAGCTGATGACCGACGAGATGAAGTTCTACATTCGCGGTGTGTTTGGGGACCGGTTCATGGTCCGCAAGGACATGGTCGAGGATGTGGTCGGTTACCGCTCAGCTTCGATCGGTGATAGCTGGACGGGCAATACCCGTCTGCCCAAGCCTGTCCAGGAAGGGATCAAGAATGTTGCTACTGCGGCATTCGGCAATGATGCCTACCGTTACCTGGTCAATGCCGAGAAGCTGCTTCAGAACCTGGTGATCGAAGCCAAGCTGTTCATCGTGATCAAGTCGGTAATCGTTCCAGTCAGCAATATGGCGGCTAACGTAATCCAACTTTCGTCTCGCGGTGTGCCAATGCTGGATATCGTTCGCGGCATGAAAAAGAAAACTGCCGAGGTTGATAGCTATACCCGGTCCCGGCTGCGCTTGCTCGATGCCCAGGCAGAGCTTGCCGCGGTAGAAGACGATCCGCTCAAGCGGCGCAAGCTCCAGAACGAGATCCAGTCGATCCAGGACGGACACCGTCGTCTGTCGATCTGGCCGCTGATCGAAGCAGGCGAGTTCAGCTCGATCTCCGACGTTGCCATTACGCACGACGAGATCTTGCTCTCTTCGGGTAAGCTCAACGCTTACATCGAAAAGCAGGTCGACAAGCTGCCGCAGGAAGTTCGCACTGCTGGTCGCTATGCGATCATCAGCCGGGACACTGCCCTGTTTGCTGGTCTCCAGCGGGCGGTGCAATACGGCGACTTCCTTGCCAAGGCCGTGCTCTATGACGACCTGACTACCCGTGGCGGAAAGAGCCAGGCAGAAGCACTGGGCCGGATCAGCGAAGAGTTCGTCAACTATGACCGCTTGCCTGGCCGGTTCCGTGGTGCCCTGGAAAACAACGGGTTGATGTGGTTCTACCACTTCAAGATCCGCTCGACCAAGATCGCCATGTCGATGCTGCGGAACAACCCGGTTCATGCGCTGCTGGCCAGCTTTATCCCGGTGCCAGATTTCCTTGGCTCGGTGGGTTCACCAATCGTCGACAATGCTGTGGCTCTGGGCCTCGAAGGCAAACTGCCCTACTCGATTGGTCCAGGCCAGATGTTTAGGGCGCCGATGCTCTTGCCTTGGCTCAATCTGGTGAACTGATAAAAGAAAGCCCCCCAGTTTCCTGGGGGGCTTTAAGTCTAAGTCGGGTCGCAAATTCGTGCAGGATTGCACGAGGCTTTGCTACTGCTCAGACCGTTCGCCTTCAAGCATTTTAACTACAGTTCTTACAGCCACGATGAGGACAACCAGGACTGCAATGTAGGGTGCTGTGAAGACGATCATCGAACTGACGATGAAGAAACACAGGATCGCACCAACCACGACCCCGAGAATCCTGATCATCAGGCGTTAACGGGGCGCTTGAGGCCGCCAAACAGCGACTGGCGGTTGCCTTCAGCCGGAGCGTCCTCTGCGGCTTCTGCTTCAGCTTCAGCCGGAGCCGGCTCAGCCTTGTCGTTCGAAGCCTTGGCCTCAACGGCCTTGGGTTCTTCCTTGGCGGTGTTGATGGTCTTGACCAGGTTCAGGTTGGTCTCGGCCTTCACTTCAGTCTTGGCGGTGTTGGAGGCGCGAATGTCGATAAAGGCCTGCATCCCGGCTTCGCCGCGAGTGGCCTTGAGGTCGATGTCGATTTCCATGCCGTCACGGACATTGATCTGTTCAGCAATGTAGCGGCGGATGGCAAGTTCGATTTCGTCCTGGGCAATGATGATCTGCATGGGTGTTATACCTTCGAGTAGAGGCGCATGAGGTTTTGGAACATCGGAGTGGCTACTCCGGCGTGAATGGCGGCAATGGCGTCGGCCAGGTGTTCAGCTTTCTGGCTGATCTTTCCGGCATGAACCGGAAACTTGGCGTCAGGATAGAGCTTGACCGCCTCGGCGATCATCATCTCCTTGGTCGCGTTCTTGTTGCCAGTGAACGCAACTTTGACCTCAGTCGGGCTGACTTCGATCAAGGGAATGCCCTCTGCCCGGATGGCTCCGAGTACGCCGACACAAACACCGTAAGATGCCATGGCTCTGGCTGACTGGGAGCCAACCGGAGTCTCGACAAATACGGCCTTGGCCAGGCGGGCATGTTGCAAGGCAGCCGTGGCCAGCTGCTCGGCAATGCACAGGTCCTTGGAATTCTTGCGGACCTGTTTCCCCATCTCGTCCTTGGGCTGAACCAAAGACAGAGATGGGGTATCCAGATACCCTGTTTCCAAGTCGAGTTGGCTAAAGGCGATGCCCCAGTTCCTGAGACTGGGGTCAAAGCCTACTACAGGGATCCGCATCGGTTAGGCTCCGAACAGGCTCTTGCGAGGTGCTGCGGAGCTGGCCGACGGGGTAGCACCGGGACGACCGGACTTGCCGGCTTCACCGTCCTTGATGGTGCGCTTGTCGCGGGTCTGGCCCTTGTTGCGCTCGGCCCAGGTGTCATGGAAGACAGCCGTTTCGGCGCCGTTACGGGCTTCGACCACGGTCATCTTCGTCTGGGTGTGGAACACCTTGTCGATGAAGTTGATCTCGCGGGTGTCAGCAACCGGGACATAGTTGCCCGAACCGTCCTTCTCGCTCTTGTTCTCCATCTGGCGAACAATGCCGAGAGTGACCTGCTTGCCGATCGTACCGGTCAGGACCGGAACCGACTTGGGCATTTCCTTCTTCTGCTCGACATCATAGATGTTGAGGATCTTGTCTTCGACGCTCTGGCTGGCCAGCGGCTCACCGGTGGTGACGAGGCAGATGTCGTCGATCGTGGTAAAGCCCGGCAGCGGGACCTTCTTTGAAGGGTCTTGCTTGTTGGCGAACCAGTTCTTGCCGGTGCGGTCCGTGATGTAGATGGTCTCGCGGTATTCGCGGCCATCTTCCAGGTCGACCAGTACCGTGACGCTCTTGGCTCCGCCCGGGCTTTCGCCAGCATACATTGCCTTGATCGTGCCAGTGTAGATACCGGAGTCACGGGGACCATATCCGCCTACGCGGTCAGTAGATTCTTCGAGACCTTCAGTGGTCAGGGTTCCAAACATTGCATTCATGTGGGTGCTCTCTTTCTTGGCTCTGGGTCTGTAAGCCCCAGAAAAAGCTGAAGTGTTCTCAGCTTCCGTAATATTCCTTGAGGTGATCCAGGAGGATCTGGGCGTCGTTGTCGACGAAGGTTTCCTTCTTCGAGAACATGCCCATCGGTGAGCGGATACGCTCGCCAACGGTGGTCTTGGTCAGACGGGTCTGGAAGACATGCTTGTAGCCAAGCTCTTCGTCTTCCTCGGTGATGTGCAGCATCTCCGAACCGTAGTCGGCCAGGTCCTTGATTGAGACCTTCTTGGCGGTGACTACCGTTGAGAAGTAAGCCTCGATGCCGTTGTTCTTGAGACTGCCCTTGATGGGGACCTGGGTCCGCATTTCCATGGCCTTCTCGTCGAGATCCGAGCGAACGTGAGCCAAGATCAGGACCGGCTTGCCAAAGGCAGCGACCTTCTCTTGCATCAGGACCTTGAAGAACTGGGCGAAATCGCCCCAGGCCTTCTGGGTATTGGCTGCTCCCAGGACATACTGGGTTTCCATCATGTCCATGAGGAAGGTCAGGGTATCAATGACAATACCGTCGAACTGGTCACGGTTGGCAATGGCATGGTCGAATGCTTCATGGACTTGCCAGGGATCGGTGATCCGGAAAGTCTGGAAAGCATTCTTGAATGGCAGGCGCTTGCCTGCCTCGGTGTTGAGGTACATCCACCGTTCCTGGTTACGGATGTTCCTCAAGCTGGCTGACTTACCGGCAGCGGACTCGCCGCCGATCAGAACCAGCTGGTCGTTTACTTGTTCGATATCAGACATGGGTTTTCCCATTGGCTAGAGGGACTGGAGCCAGAAAAACCGGCTACCAGTCCCCCAAGGGTCAGACCGCAGCAGAGTGGAAGCGCTTGGCTACCGTCTGCATGATGGTGGTTTCGATCTCGTCCTCGCCAAGCGGCGTGTTGAGCTTCTTGTTGAAGGCATGGACCTGGTTCTTCACATCGATCAGGCTCATGCCACCATCGACCAGAGCAAGCGCGTACTTGATCATCTGGTTGTTGCGGTTGCCTTGAGCGATCCGCTGAGCGAACCAGCGTTCGAGATTGTCCAGTGACTGGAGCTGCTTCGATTGCTGGACGTACTGCTCGTTGCGGGAAGTCTTGGGAATGAACGGAAGAGCATCGATCACTTCACCATCAAGGTTGTAGTGATAGCTGCCGCCCCCGAAGGTTTCCCATTTCTTGGCTCGCTGGTTGGCGCTTTCATCCGAATTGAACGGCAGCCATTCCATGAACGAATTCATGAATTCCTTGTACTCGTCGGAGTCGAGTTCAAGGTGGTAGTTGATCGGGAAGATCAACCGGAACCGGTTCTGCTCGTCGCTGTGCCGCTTCGTCGTGTAGGTCATGAACTTGTAGTCCTTCAGCAGCTCGTGAGCTGTCTGGAGGGACACGCCGCCATCGACATCGATGACCACCAGGTTGAACCCGGCGATGACATTCTCTTCCGCTCGGTGTTCCTTGCGGAAGTGGTGATTAGCCCAGTGCATTCCCGGCGATTGGGTCAGCACATGGAGCTGGTCAAAGGGCACTTCCTCGCCAGCATAGTTGTAGGCCCAGTGGTCCGAGTAAGACACCCGGACCGCATTGAGATCGGTTTCCTTGAGGGTTTCACCCTGGAAGAACTCGATCCCGTCGACAAAGCTCTTCTTGATGATGATGTGCTTCTTGTAGCCCCAGGCAGTAGCCAGGGTCATCATCTCGGTCCGGGCTGCATTGCCGCTCTTGTAGAACGGCAGCGCTTCCAGGAGGTCGGCGTGAGTGACCTCGGTGCCGACATTGGCGATGTACTTGGCCAGTTTGACGTAGGCCTTCTCGCGGTTGAGGATGGTCTGGAACGCATTGCCAGATTCCTCGGCGAGCAGGATGGCTGCCATCAGGTGTTCCATCTCGACTTCGAGACTTTCATCGATGAAAGCCAGGGCGCCGGCCAGCTTGAGCGACTTGAAGTAGCGGTGGCTGAGTTCAGCTTTGCGGATCTCTTCGTGCTCCTTGAGCTGGTCGGCCCGCTGTTCGCACCAGATCTTATAAGTGATAAGCTGGATGGCGACATCGTCATCCATGGTCATCTTCCAGTGGTACTTGGACGGATCAGCCAGCAGGTGGAACTGCTGCGCCCACTTGTTGATGACCGAGTGATTGGTTGGCTGCGTCAACGCCTTGAAGATTTCCTCAGGCGACTTGACTTCGGATGCCCGGTGATGGTGCTGACCGAAGCCAAAGAAACAGCGCCGAGCATAGCCAGTCTCGAGGAATTCGTAGAATTGATCCTCGGTTTGGCCACCGTCGAGCAGCTTGGACGGAGTGCCGAACAACAGCATGTTGGTCGGAGTTTTGCCGTCCATGTCTTCTGCGCGTTGGTTCTCGGCAGTGTTCTTGACGAGCTTCTGCTTGACCATGCCCTGGTCGTAGAGTTCCAGGAACAAGGTCAGGACATCGGTGGCGCCAATCAGGTTGGAACCAATTTCGTCGATCTGAAGACTGATTGCACCGATGTTGGCCATAAGCAGCTTGCTACGCAGCTGCTTGACCGCAGGCGGTGTACCGCTGTCAAAGGTGAACGGATAAGCGCCGTAGCTCTTGAATTCCCGTTCAGCTTTCTGGAACTCTTCGGTCTGATCGGTGCCGTTGCGGGCAGCACGATCATTGGCAATGTCCCACAAGTGTTTCTCGGCAATGACCGGGAAAGTGTCGTCCATGAAACGGCGACGAAAGCCTTTCAGGAATTCGTTTTCCAGGACATTGACCGAGTAGCCCTTACCAAAGCCAGAAGTGGCCAGGTTAAGGGCGTAGCAATTGACCGGAACGTCACCACGATCTTTGGTGACGACAGTGGCTCGCATCATCGATGCGACTTTGCACAGGAAGTAAGCAGTCTCGACCCGGAAGAATCCGCGGTCTGTGTTCTGGGTCTTGTTACACAACACCTCGACGATCTCTTCGATCGCCGGATGATGCTGGACCCCGGTAAGGTCTATCATGGGGTGATCTCCGTTAGGCGAGGACAGCATTGAGCACGTCGTTGCTGAATTGCTGGGGGGCGGAACCAAGGTTGAACTGGTTCTTCTGCGTGCAGATTGGGAAGGCATCGCAGTAGCCGCAGCGCTTGGGTTCACCGGGCTTCATGACGATGACGCCCTTCCCGCCCTTGCTCACCTGGAACTGACGAGCTTCAACCAGGTTGTCGAAGTTCTTGGTCGAACGACCCGTCGTCTTGCTGGCATCGGCGTAGTATTTGAATTGCGGGGCAGAGCGCCACAGTTCCTCGTCGGTGCATTCCGGGATCTCGTGCTCAGCCTTATCGGCGTAGCGCTTGATCTCGGCCAGCTTGTGATTGATCCAGTCTTCGGTTTCCTTGAGCGACAGGAGCTTGATGTCCTTATGCTCGACCCGCTTTTGCGGATACTTGGGATTGGACAGGGCAGCAGCTTTCTGCCAGTCGGTGAAGATGTAATTCACTCGGCAGAAATCCTCGGTGATGACCGGGAATTCCTGGGCTGCGTCGAGCCACCGGTAGATGCTCATCTGGAGCCGATGTTCGTCGTCCCTGGTTCCATTAACCCAGGCAAAGGCCGAAGTGGACTTGTTGTCCTGGACGATACCTTCGGTCACCATGTCGAACTTGCCACCAATGGTATAGCCATTGTGCTGACGCAGCAGGCGCTGTTCGAGATAGACTGCAATTGGGTCTTCGACTTTGGCCAGGTCTTCCTGGCTCGGGTTGACCATGACCCGGTCAATGACGCTATCTGGATAGCCTAGTAGACGCAGTGCCCGCTTGTGGCCCTTGGTCCAGGCCTTCTCGATGGAATCGTGAAGCGAAGTGCCCATCGAGCGAGCAATGAAATCTTCAACATCGACATTGCGCTGTGCATCGGGAACCCGAGGCGGCAAGACGATGTGACGAATAGGTCGCATCAGCTTGGTAGCTGAGATATAGTTTGGCTCGTCGACGTAGTCATACTCGTCGTGCAGGAGCCAAACAGCGAGGGATAGTGATATCCCGCTGTTATTCGTGACGGCCACGAAACTCTCCAATATTTGGCGTTGGTGCTGTCGCAGCTCCGGTCCTGGCTAGGGGTTCCAGTCGGAGCTGCGACAGGGAGTGGATCATTGGCGAGACGGCTGCGGCGGGAACGGTAGTTCCAGCTGGTCGTCTTCACTGGTGATCCAAGTGGAGTGGGCAGAGTGTCGCATTACGACACCAAGGCAGGAGCCTTGATCTCCTGCTCCTGATAGCCTTCGGGCGGTGCCGAGAACTCTTCTGCGGTCATCACGCCAAGGTGGCTGATGCCGTGCAGGAATACGTCCACGACTTGCAGGTCAGGATCTTCCAGCTGCTCAAAGAAGCGCATCTGGAGAGCCTGCTGTGCCTTGCCGATCAGGCGCACAGGAATGTTCCCGTCCGTGCTGGTCAGCATGGTGTTCAGTCGGACGCAGCCTGAGTTTCCGTCCTTGTTGACGAAAAGTACCTCGCCCGCGACGAGATGGTAGTGCTGTTTGTCCATGTGTTGACTCCGGAATTTCGGCATTTGAGCCGTGGTCTTTTAATTGGCCCAAAAGTTACAGGCCAGAAAAACACACTCAAAGGGCGACCTGTCTTGCATAAAGGCAGGCCGGTAACAATAGATGGAAAGTAGTTAGAACTAATTAGCAGGTAATTAGTTGCTCATTACTTTGTCTATGATGGCGAATATCTCTTGACGGCTTGCCCCGTTGGGGATGCCGATCTCTTCTTTCCAGGAAGGATAGAAGATGGAGAGTTCGCCGCCGAGCTTCACGAGGTCGTGATAGATCTCTGGGTGGTCTTGCCACTGGACAGCTTCGACGAGATGGCGGTTGGTAAACTCGACGACGCTGATGTTATCTCGCACCAGAAAATACTGGGCGTCATGGATCTGAGAGGTAGGACGAATGTCGTACTTGTACTGGCTCTTGCGGACCTTGCCGAGAAATTCGGAGCCAGCACGGGAAGTGAGCAGGCACCAGGACTGACCGAGCGCATTGCCAGCAGTCCGGCCTTCAGCCTCTGCTTCAAATGGGGTCTTGCTGGTGCCGCGAATGACTTGCTTGAGCAGCGGGGTTCTTACCCGCAGACCGAAAGCGACGGTGACGTAGCCAGTGCGGGTAGCTTCATCGAGCTTGGCAGCGACCCAGCGATCACTGACTTCGTACATCTCGTGGTAGCGTTGCTCGATCGACTTGGCCTTGGCTTCCGGAAAGCCGCAGTTGACCATCAGGGTACGATAAGTGCCCTGGTATGTAAGGGCGAATGTCGGTGCCTTAGAGTCTTGGCGCAGCGGTTTATAACGGGTCTCAATGGAGTTAATTTGCGCTACATCGAATGCCGTCGAATCAAGCTCTTTGATCTCTGCGTTAGCTTTTATAACGACAGCACTTCCCACAATAAGTCTCCTTTTCCCAAGCGCTTAGTCTGATTTGCAGATGAACAATCTATTCACCTACGTTAAGAAAATCTGACCCTACTTGGTTAATATTTCTCAATTCAGTACAGATTCGTTTTCAATTTGGTGGGAACCGCCCGCCACCATCATCACGAGCGGACGGTTCCCTTAGGGTTTGCGGCTATGCCGCACTCTCCAATTGTTTCATTCTGGATTGATAAGCTTCAATTGTCATGGTCTGTCCGTTCGGAGTGATGATCTCATCACCCTCGAACAGATAGAAAATCTGGCCATCTTGTTGCACTTCAAAGACACGCCGACCCTCAGCTTGCAGGATGTCGGGCATCTGCTCCTTGAAATAGGCATAAGCCCGCAAGGAGTGACCATCGTAACCGTCTTTATAGACCTTGAGCTTGTTGGGATCCTTGGAGGTAAGCGCAGAGATGCGATCTTCTAGCGAAGCGAAGTCCAGACCAACAAACAGCCAACCAGGCGGTGCCTGGAAGCAGGACTTGATCAGCTTGGCATAGCTGGAATTGGCCGGCAGATTCTGAAGGTTTGGATCAGAACTGCTGAGGCGGCCCGATAGCGTGCCGCCTAAGTTGAAGTTGCCGAACAGGTAATGCCAGCCATCCGGTCCCTGAGCTGCATTCTCCATGGCTGGAAGAAAGCTGGTCAGGATCTTGTTGACGGCAGAGTAGCCGAGCAAGGCATCCAGGAACTCGACGATCTGCGGATCCTGGGTGTGGTTCTTGAGCGCTTTCAGGGTTGAGCCATCTGTCGCTGGTTCCTTGCTGTCAGTCAGAGCCAAGACAGGCAGACCAAGCATTTCGTAGAGCAGCTTTTGCAGCTGCGGGTTGGAATTGGGATTGAAGGTCTCATTGGCGTCAGCCAAGCTGACTCGCTTTTTCTTGAGCTTGGCGTTGCGCTTTTCGACCCAGGCCTCGTTGAGATCATAAGTGAACCGGCCCACAATGGGTGAGTTCATGATCCGGTCCAGCTCACGGCTGTAGTCAGCTTCGAGCAGCTGCTTGACTTCCTTCACCCGCTCCATGTTGAGCGGCATCCCGGTCAGCTGCATCTGAATGATGTCCAGCGTGGCGGGCTTGAAGATCTCTTCATAGACGCCGAGTTGCTGGTCATTGACCATGGTCTGGTAATGCTTGTTATGCACATACCAGGTCGAAAACGTGTCGATCAGGTTGTAGCGCAGCAAGTGTTCCAAAGGAATCTGGCGGATATCCTTGATGTCCGTCAGGGCATAGTTGCCAGAATATTCCTGGGCCTGGTCCTTGAGACTGAGCTTGTTGCCCGCACACGAATTGGTGGCGAGATAGGTGATCAGCTTGGTGCAGTCCCAGTCCCGGAGCATGACTTCCATGCCGTTCAGCAGACCCTCGGTGTCGAGGATGTCTGTCATGAACAACTGGTAGATCAGCACGTAGGCATCGAAAGCGATGTTGTGGAACACCAGCTTGTGCTGGAAGGCGCAGAAGAACATCCGCAAAGCACTGCGGATTTGCTGGGCTTCAGCCTCGTTGAGGTCAACGGCGAAGGCTATTCCTTCGTGTTGGTTCCAGGCGAAGCTGATAGTGCCGATTCCTGCGGTGTGGTGCTTGAGACTGAAGGTCTCGATGTCACAGGCAAGATCGCAGTCCATGTCGAGGAGCCGGTTGAGCCAAGCGAAGATATCGCCGTAAGTCGCCGGATAATGGGCAGTCTTGATGATGTGTGCCCCAGGCGCCTGGTAAACACCGGTGCGGTGCTCGGTGAAGGCCTGCATAGCCTGGTTGATCTTGGCTCTCGTCTTGTCAGGATCGTAAAAAATCGCCCGATAATTCGGAACATAGATCACCTTCCAGTCGCCCCAGGCGCAGTCAAGGACGTAGCCGAGATTGGCTTCGACCTTGCTCGCCTTGGTCAGGGCCTTGAAGTAGTCGCCGTCAGCAACGAGCAGGTACTGGCAGCCCATCTGCTCGAAGGTCGGAACCAGTTCCTCTTCGATGTACTGCTTGATCTCAGCTGCCGGGGTCTTCTTTTTGTCTTGGGAATAATGGAGGTCGAGGACCAACACCTGGTCTGCATTGACCTGGAACGGATCAAGGTATTCCTTTTCGATTTCATCCTTGCGGATGGTCGGAACCAGGAAACAGACCGGGTAGGTGCTGGCATTGGTGAAGGTCAGGTGTCGCATCAATAAAGTAGCCTGGCTGCGGAATAGAATTCCATCAGGGGGCGAACCTTGAGGTATTGGCGCATTCCCCGCTCATCCTGAGCCAGGGTCCATGCTTCCTCGCTGGTTCGCTGGATGCCTTGAGTCTGTTCGAGCAGGTCGGCCAGACAGTTGGGCAGAGCGTTGCGGATTTCCGTGAAGTCTTGGCACGGACGCAGCAGCTTGGTCAGGACTTGCTCAATGGTCTTGCGCTCGTCCTTGACCCGCCGCTGGTCGGCAAGAAAAGCCTCCATGGTGTCATCCAGTTCGGAGTGGAGGATTGCCTTGACCGAGGCCGCATTGGGAAGAGACTTGGGCCGATAATAGTCACCCTTGTAGATGAAGCCGTCATGGTTGACCCGGCTCAGGGCGATATTCTTGGTCCAGATGGTCTTGAGAACCGAGTCGATCCGGGCCTCTTCCCGCTCAAACAGCTTGTTGCAAAGGACTTGAATGAGAGCGAATAATGTACGGCCTTCCATGGCTGGAGTCTCCTAGTCGATGAGACCTCCGTATTTTTTGGCCAGGTTCCCGTAGAGGAAGATCCTCTGCTGGGGCCGAGTGAATGCCACGTAGAGCATACGGGCAACGACATCGGGTTGATGGCAGGTGCTGATATTGCCGACATCGACAAAGACCGACTGGTAGGTACTACCCTGGGCTTTGTGGATCGTGGCAGCATCACGCTGACGGAGGTCGGGAAAAGTGTTCTTGAGATAGAAGTAGCGCTCCCAGCGCTTGTGCTTTTTGAAGTAGGCCAAGAGCTGGTCGAAGTATGGCTTGTTGGCCGGAAGCGGGACACGGGTATGGATCACGTTCAGCGAAGTGCGCAGAGTGACCATCTGCACTTCGAGTGGATCCAGTTCGGGGAGGACCTCGACCAGTTCCGTCCGGTCTGCTGACAGGATCTCGACTTCGTCTTCGACGGTCAGCATTCCGTTACGCAGCTGGATAGCCGAAGTGTTGACCAGAAGTTCGCCTTTGCAGGCCTGGTCTGGAAGCTGGCGCAGCAAGCGGATGTGGTCGTTGTACTGGACTACTCGCTTGTTGGTATAGGCCAGGATCCGGCTATCACGGGTCTGGTGCAGGAATGTGGTGTCGATAGCTTGCTGCATCTCGGCGTCATTGAGGTGATCAATCACGCCTGGCACAATCTGAATCGGCAGAAACTCGCCGGTCTCGACAGTGTGACGCAGCTGCTTGCACAGGTTGATCAGGGCTGGCTGCCCTGAATTGCGCATTGGCTCAGTCAGTTCGAAGAACGGCAGGTTGGTGTTGTAGATCGGGGAAATGGTTTCCATCACGGGAGCCAACTGGCAGTGATCCCCGACATAGACGATCTTGCAATCATGGGTGCCTTCGAGCAGTGCTCGGCGCAGCGGAGTGTCGATCATTGAGCTTTCGTCGACGAAGATGATCTTGCGCTCATGGACTTCCCAGGCGCCGGTCTTGGTCAGTTCGCTCTTACCTGTGGTGTAGTTGTCCTTGACCCGGAGGTTGAGGAACGAGTGGATCGTCGAGGTCGGACGATTAGTGGCCAGAGCCAGGACTTCTGCGGCCTTGTTGGTAGTGGCCGTCATGACGACTTCATCATAGGCCGGCTTCTGACCCATCAGCTGACAGGTTTCAAAATACCGCGGCATGATGCGGTCAATCAGGTAGCCCATCAAAAAGGTCTTGCCGACGCCGCCTGGGCCAGAAAGGATCAGTTCCTTCTCCGGCGTGAAGAGGAATTTGAAGAACCCGTCAGCCGCTGCTTGTTGGCCTTGGTTCAATGGCAGCACTGTAACGTGGTCCACTGGTGTCTATCCTTGATAAGCAAAAGGCCTCTTCCCGGTGGGAAGAGGCCTTTCGCAATGTGATGAAAAGTATGAGCTTCAGACAAAGAGCTGAAGGTCTGCCGGACGATAGTCCGGTCCCTTCATGATCTTGCCCTGCTCGTTAAAGATCGGATTGCCTTCAGCATCAAACTTGGAAAGGTTTGACCGGGCAACTTCGTCGATGCCTTGTTCGATGTTCATGCCTGCCATGTAGGCTGAGCCAGTGGCAGTCACGATCTGGTCGCATAGGGCGTCGAGGAACTTGGTGCGATCGACAATATCGACCGGATTGCTGGCATTCTTGAGATAGTCGGCAAGCAATCCGACGCTGACGATGGCATCCCGAATGAGCATGTCACCAACCGGACTCTTGCAGTCGAGTTCGTGCAGCAGCTCTTCGATCTCTTCGAAGTGACAGCCGAGCTGAACCAGGAAATTGGTTTCCGTTGGTTCAGGCACGGCCTTTTCGAAGAACTCAAGCACTGCCGAGAGCGTTACCTGGGAAGTCATTAGAGGTTTCCTTGATGAAGGCCTTGGTGAGCAGGCCCTTGATGTAGTCCTTGACCGAGTGGTGCCCGCTCAGCTCGCTTTCGAGCCAACGCTTCTGGGCCTCAGGCAAGGCATTGTAGATGTCTTCCATGAATGTGCGGCGGGTATCGGCGGGACGGATGCCTAGCTGCTCAAGACGGACCTTGATGGTCGTCTGGTGACAGCCAAGGATCTTGCCGATGGTTGCCAGGGACAGTCCGACACTGTTGAGCCGGACGATGTCCTCGTCAGTAGCCTTGCGGTTAGCACGAAACACTTTGGACATAGCAGATACACCCTGTTGAAAATTACCCCGGTTTTATAATGTAAACCGGGGTATGTTCTCTACTTGTTCGAGTTACTTTTATGCGAGTTAACTCTGGGTGATCGTGGAAATCTCGAAGTCATTGAAGCCGAGACTATACCATCCGATCTTCACTTTTCTTTTGAATTGGCGAAGCTCGGAGTATTTACCGGCTTCGTACAAGGCCCTTGCCCGCTCAGACCGCGTAGCGGTCTGGCGGCCAGGAGCCTTGGTAGAAGCCGGGATAGCAAGTGCGAGGACTTGCTTGATGTGGTTCTGGGTATGCATTGGCAGGCCCAGCTCCAGCCAGCTCAGATTGTTGGTCTTGCGTAGGAAACTGAGTTCATTGGCGGCCACCTGACGGTCACTGACCGGGTGGTCGCTGTTCATCATCTGGCCATAGAGCCTGCTGGCTGTTCGAGCCTGGTTGGAAGTCGTCTTGCGGACGATAGGGACAGTTACCCGCTGCGGGATTGGAGCCACGGTTTGCACCATTGGCTCTTTGGTTTTTGTCAGGCTCTGCGATCGAGCCTGTTGGCGGCAGCGGATGATATTCTTGGTTCGGTCGGACAGATAATGCAGTCCGCTTTCGAGTGCTCGCATGAATGTCATGGCGAAAAGACCCCTGAGTTTCTTATGTTTGGGGGGAGAGATAGCTGATCCCTCCCCCGTCGATGCCGAACCATCCGGCGTTCCTCGTTTCGAAGGGCGAGTTACCCAGGCTCTCAGACATGTACTGAGACCCAAACAAGGATCGTCATTGGATGGCGTATTTGCTGTTCCAGTCGGTAGCGGTTGCAATCAGTGCTTCGACCTTGGCTCGGTAATCAGCATTGGCTTCGATCCGCTGACGGGTGCTCTTGATGAGCGAATGGATCGAGCTGTGACATTTGCGCTGGAGCCGACGGGCAATGTCGACCTGGCCACGGCCACTGAGCAAAGCAGCGAGGGCAATGGCTCCACGCGGACGAACGTGCTCTTGGAGACGAGAAGGCGAGAGAATGTCCTTGGTCGGAACATTGAATAGATCTGCGGCTTGTTCGACAAGTTGTGCAACTGGGATAGGCATTAGTTGACCCCCGATTGTCTGAAGACAATTCTAGTTGTGCGACACAGATCGGGAATTAGGCCACTAATGCAGGGGCTTTTCTTCCCGTCTGCTTAACATAATAACTCTAATGGTTAACGAGAACAAGAGATGAACAGAACTATTGAATCAGAAAACAGGGGGATTAATTCTTTTTATCTCAAAGGTGAGTGACGTTTTACTTGCTAGTTACTTCCAGAATGAGAGCAATAGTTTTGCACGCCCTGCCCAGGCATGGCTGACCATCCGGTCCTGGTTGTCAGAGCCAGGGGTGGTTGCTAACGGCGAAGCCGAAACAGACAGGGGTTCAAGGTTCGCCTTGAACCTTGGACCGGAACAAGGACGGAACAAAGGGTGCCAAAAGCCACGAAAGACGAGGACCGTACCACGGAAATCTGCGGTATTCGGCCCGGAGAAGCGTCTTCGGGAGGCAGGGGCCGGAGGTTCGAATCCTCTTTCCCCGACCAATCTTTTCAATGACTTAGACCACATTTACTGACTAAAAAAACAGTGGCCCAAGGTTCAACGTGAACCTCAGGCCACTGCACCGATGGCATTGGCTACGCCCGACAGATAATTCGGGCTGAAGCGGGCATAGTGTTTTTGAGTCGTCCGATCGTCATCATGTCCCATGAATTGAGCGAGTTCCGCCATGGGAACGCCTGCTTCGGCAGCCCAAACAGCGCCGGTATGACGCAGCGTATAGGGGGTTGCGTGGACAGCGCTCCTCTTGCTGGCCGCCTCGAAGGCTTTCTTGATGCTCTTGAGGGGTTCGCCGCCATGCTCGATCACGAATTGTGAAGTGCGAGCTTCGAACGCTCGCTGGAGATGAGGCAGGAGATTGTCGCTGATCGGAGTGACAGTGCGCCGCTTGCGTGTACCGATTCGTCCCGCTGGACTGAAATCGATCAGGCGGCGCATGAAATCGACCCGGTCCCAGGTCAGTTCGAGAATCGCCCCTGGCCGGGCCAGGGTGTAGATTCCGATCATAACATAGAGCCGGGCATGGTCTGCCCTTACTTCGGCAAAGAAACGGTGAAATTCTTCCCGCGTAAGGTGACGCTCTTTGCGTTCAGGCGTGGATGGGAGCCAGATGGTCCGCTTGTAGGAAAGTTTGGGGCCATTGGTTCTGGCCCAGTTGAGCGCAGTGGATAGTTGCAGCAGCTCGTAGCGGGCCGTGGCATCGCTGACTTTACGTCGTTCCCGGTACTGCCGGCACATGGGTTCGTCGATCAGGGCTGGATCGACGTTTTCCCAGTAGATCTGCATGGCTTTCCATGCGTCTTTGCGGCGGGGGTATGATGGCTTGTGGGTCAGCGTGTCCATGTAGGCCCGCATGATCTTGCCTACGGTCCAGGCGGCAGGATCCGTTCCTTCCCAAAGTTGACGGGCTTCCGCTTCGGCGCTCGCCCGATCTTCCGAGGCAAGCTGACGGCGACGGCGGACTCGATTGCCTGTTCCATCTGGTTCTTGCCAGACGATGGCAAATCCGCCGCGGAATCGCTGGACGGAATATTCGTCTGCATGTTTTGGCATTCGTAGCGTTCCACTTCCGAGACTGCGATCCGGATCAGAGTTCCGGGACGAAAACATTGCAGCCGCCCTTCTCGGATGAGTTTACGGATCAATCCTTCCGAGCAGCCCCAGCGGTGAGCCAGCTGGGAGACTGAAAAGGGGGCAGGCAAGCTGGTATGAATGTTCATACGTGCTCCTTTTTATATCAAGTGAAGATTGAGGCGACAGGCTCATCAGCCTGGTCTTGGTACTTGCCGGTGTATGAGGCGAAGCTGTCGAGCCGGTGGAACAGAACCTGGGCAATTCCGGCGCCTGCTGGAATTGTTAAAGGTTTATTGCCGTGATAGACCAGTTCTAGGGTAAGGAAACCTTTCCAGCCTGGCTCGATTACGGTGTTGAATACTGACAGACCTTGTCTGGCCCAAGTCGACTTGTCGTGAACAATGCCGACTAGGTTCTCTGGCATAGTAAACTCTTCAATCGCAGATGCGAGAGTGAAGCGACCTGGCCGGTATGGGAGTACACACTGAGTGTGTTCGTCTCCCGGCTCAATTACCCAATGAACACAATTAACGTAGTCAGGTGTTTGAGGCGCAAAACGAACAGTCTGCTTGATGCGGATGTCATAACCTGCTTCGGCCAAGCCATGGCTGACGCCGTGGTTGCGTTCCTTGGTGGGGAGCATGTTGGCAATAGGAGCCAACTGGAACAGGTTTGCTCCGTTGACGACGCTCATGGATTATCTCCATTGAATTGAGAGATCAGATCTTTGGCTTCTTGCTGCGCAATGTGGAGTTCAGCTTCGTTGAGCGGGTGAGCCAAGCGCCTGAGCAGGTCTAGAATGCTGTGCATGGATTCCGATTCAGCAGAGTCGATGCCCAGTTCTTCGCTGATCCAGGCCATGGCGGTGCAGATGTCGTCCCACAGGGCGTCATAGATTGGGTCGCCTTCGGATTCAGGGATGCAGTCTTCGCGGTAGCCGCCAAGAGCATCCCAGATGGTGTCGAGCCAGCTCTGGGGGTTGTTGCGAGTAAGAGGTTGAGTGCTCATAGTGCTTTTCTCCATTTTAAGCTTGCGTCTAAAGTAAGCCTAAAGTATAGATGGTGCATCGCCGAGGCGATAACTCCCAAAACACACAATCGAGGATGGTAACATGGAACCCACAACCATATGGTGGATCATATACAACGTAGCGAAGTACATGATCTCTGAATAAGAAAAGCCCCCGGAGCATAGCTCCGGGGTTTTTCATTTTCTACACATTGATGTGTATTTTCCTGCCAAAGGGAACTTCGGCGTTCTTGTTGTTGACCACTACCCAGATGATCGGGTTGGTTGGTCCTGGTTCCATTGGCTCGACGTAGAGGTCTGAGAAGACGATAGCCGCCGTGGGTCTATGCTTCATCATGTGCTCACGCACCGGACGAAGGCAGGTCCCTCCCCTGCCCACTATTACCACTTCTTCGAATGGCTGATCTTCGGTCAGGGTTACCTCTTTGGTGATACGGGTATCAAACTGCACCAGAGTCAGTTTCTTGGGATTGAAAGTGTCCTTGATGTACTTGACTTCGCTGTTGAAACGCAGCGTTTCGTCGTCGTTGACCGAGCCAGAAACATCCTCGTAAACGATGATGTGATCTAGCCGGCCTTCTTCTTCGTCGATCGAAGGCAGGTACATGTGGTGATAGCGCCGGTTGGGCTTACGGAAGGTCCAGCCTGAGTGGATCATATCTGTGAACCAGCGTTGCAGCTGGACATGCCAGGGAATGATTGGAGTCAGGAACTTGGAGATGACCTGCTCGACATCGCCGGGAATGTCCCCGGCCTTGTCGGCCATCTTGGCCGCAGTCATGGCCCTGACGACGTTGTTGACGGCCTTTTGCTGCGTGGTTGGATCCATCGGCAGCATGTCGTCCTTGAAATGGAATTGATCGGGCAGCTTGGGACTGCCTGGCTTGGCAAGGAGATCGTAGATGTCCTCTTCCATGTCGAGGGTGATGTCAGGCCGGTTAATCCAGTCCGGGCCAATGAAATAGCCTTGGTTCTTAAGATCATCGCGGTTGATCTTAACGTCGCAAGCGACGTTCCAGATCTGCGGGCAACGATCTCCCCGGCGCAGCATGTGCAGCCGGGCAACGTGCCACAGCTCATGCAGGATAGTGCTTTTGCGTTCTTCGGCGCAGCAGCGCAGGAAGTCCGCAGGATTCCAGTAGAACCGGACTCCATCCGTAGCCGCAGTTTCGATCGAGCGAGTCCAGACAAAGTCGAGACTGCACATGAGCGGTCCCAGGAACGCGGCAGATTTGCCGAGAAATACCTGGGACTTGGCTCGATCAAGTTCACGGTTGAGGGTATAGAAGTCCAGCTCTGGATCATCGGTGATGATTTCCATGAGCTGTTCCTTTGAGTTTAGTCGTGGAGATACTTGGACAGTTCCAGCAGAGCATCGCGGTAAGCCGGATGCTGCTTGAGCGTCAGATTCTGAGCCAAGTTGCGATAGAACAGGATCCGCATCGAACCTTCAAAGCGGTTGATGTACTTGGCTAGGTCAGTGAAGTTGTGCTCGTCGACCTTGTCCATCAGGCTCGAAATGATCGCCCACTTCATGTCGGTCTGGTGCGGAACTGGGGTGCCCAGTGGATCCGCCAGGACTTCCTTCAGAGTCGGGATCTTGCCGTAGATCTGGCAGAAGGTGACGAACTCGGCAGCAACACCGCTGGTGATTGTGCCAGCATAAAGTGCTGTCTTCTTTTCAGAGACTTCACGGCCACGGATGAGACGGTCCATGAACTCCCAGGTGCGAGGGCAACAAAAGGTCTTCTCGTGGTGATCCGGACGGAAGTCCATCAGGTACTGTTCCTTGTAGCTCAGAAACGCCTTGATCCGGTAATCGTAGCCGTGAGCAATGGCGACATCTTCGAGCCATTCCTTGAAGACAGTATACATCTCGATGTGGACGAGACGGCTTTGCATTGCCGTGCTGAGGTTGTTGACGATGGCCCGGTCCGTGCTGAGGTTACCAGCACCGCCCATGGCGACACGCTTATGCAGTCGTTCCTGGCCGGTCATGCGGTCCAGCACGGTCTTGTAAGCAGCAGCTTCGACCTGCTTGGGCGCCGAGTTGAACTCGTCGAAGAAGATCAGCCAGCCATCCTTGTCCTTAGGCAGCTTGGTGCCTTCGATCGGGAGGAAATCAAACGGCACGAACTGAGCACGTTCGATGCCGTCTTCGTCGGTATAGAACCGCGGCAGACCAGACAGGTCTTCCGGGGCCGAAGTGCTAAGCCGGTGATCGATCAGCTTAAGATTGAGGTCATTGGCGACCTGACGGTAAATGCTGGACTTGCCGGTGCCAGGCGAAGACACGACCATGGGAACCAGGCCAGCATAGAGAGCGTCAGTGATGAATTCACGGGTCTGCCGCGGCGTGCAGCGATAGAGATCGTGGGACATGGTGATGATGGTTCCTGCAAATGCAAAAAGCCCCGCTTCCGGGTGGAAGCGAGGCTCTGTGATGGTGGTGATTTGGTCAGTTATTGCGGCTTGAGATGACTGCGTGCCGTCTCAAGTGCGACGGCAGCCAGAGAAAGCTGGTGCGGTAGCGGCAAGTGCATGAACAGCTCGTCGATCTGGACAGAGCGTTCAGAATAACTTTGCTGCTTGGGCGGAGCTGGGGCTGGTGCCGGAGCAGGGATTGGCTTCGCTGCTGGGCTGCCTTGGTTCAAAATTGCTGCGTCAGCGATGGTTAGGAGTTCCTGGATAGCGGCCATGAGGCCGGTAGCATCCGTGGGGATGTCTATCTTGGTGTAGTCCTTGTTGATCTTGCGGGCTTCGTCCTGGGTCTTGCGCAGCTGGCGAAATCCTCGCTCATCGGTGGCAAGGTAGAAGATCATGGGTCTATCCGGCTTGCTGGAGCTGAGCGTCGAGTTCGGTGAAGCCACCGACGACGCGGAGAACCAAGGGAAACGTGGTGCGGCCTACTTTGCCAAGCAGCATGGCGACCTCTGGCTCATCGGCGCAGTTGATCTCGGCATAGGAAATGCCGTGCTTATTGAGAGCAGCCTTGGCTTTGTCGCAGAAGGCGCAGTTATCGATTGAGAGAATGACATAGTCAGGCATGATTGGATCCATTGCTGGTCAGCAAGTCTGTCGCAGTGACGCCCAAGACTTGAGCCAGGGCTTCGACGAATTGCAGGGTGGGATTGGTTTTGGAGCCGGACATGACTTTGCGCACGTAGGCGTAGTTGTAGCCGGCCTTGTGGCTGATAGCCTTGGTCGGCAACGGGTGTGCCTTGATAGCCGCACGCAAGTTGGCCCGGAATACTTCCGAGAGTGGCATAGCAGGTCCTGTGGTGGATATGAAAAAGGCCCCTTGGTGAGCCAAGGAGCCGAAAAAGCCTGTCAGTTATTGGTAAGTCTGCGGCGCAGGAATTTTAGCTCCCTTGTCTCGTACCACGCAGGCCCGGACCCCACGTTAGCCGTCTAGCGCCGCAGTGGGGTGGCCATTTAGAGGTCTTGGATCAGGGCACAATACGAACCGACACTTAAGGAGTTTGTCGGGACGGTGTGAGTAGCAGCGTGGCATTGGTCATGACCTTGTTAAGCAAGGTCCAGGATTCCGGAGTAGGAATGCCGGTAAGGGCCAATGCTCCTGCCCAGTTCATGAAGTCATCTAGGCAGCTTTCAAGCTGAAGGATCCGTTCACAGGCAGCGGTGACATCAGCCTGAGCGTTGTGAAGGCTTTGCTGAAGCAGAGCTGGATCATAGGTTTGCATCGTCCAGCTCCTTAAGGGCTGCTACTGGGTAGATCTGCACTGAGCCACGCTCGGTTTCGCTCTCTACGGCATAGCCTTCAGCGGTCAGGCTAGTGGAATAAAAGCCAACGACCTTGCCGGTCCATTGACTGCCTTTGGTCTTGGTTACGCGGGTGCCTAGCGGCCACTGGAAATTGTCAAACATTGGTAGCTTCCTTGTATTCGCGCAGGGCTTTGGCGGCTTCACGATGCCATACGGTTGCACTGGGTGACATAAACCTAGTTCCAGCTTCCAAAGCCCCCGCCAGCGTCTCAGCCAGCGCCTTGAACTTGGCGATTTCGGCAGACATTGCTTTGAACTGATCCCAGATTGAAACCAAGTCGCCCTGTTGAACACATTCACACTCAACCTTGTTGACCAGATCGAAATAGGCTTCATGCCAGTCGTTGTTTTTCATGCAACATCTCCTAGTGCTTCGGCGGCAATTGCTTGTAGTTTCAGACAATGCCGCTTCCATGCGTCGCTTGACCGCGCCACTGGCTTGTCACGTATTTCGCGCAGATAGCTTTCCAGCGCAGCTTGGTGGCCCTGCAACTTTCTGACGGTCAGGGTCAGGCGCTCAATCTCCGCAGCTTGCTCGGCGCGGACTGCTTCACGGTCGGCTTCGATCACGGCAGCGGCTTCTGCTATGTTGCAAAACTCCGCTGCTCCCCAACAATCCTCTGCCACTTCCACCGCAGGGCGTAGTTCACTGGTCATGGCTGTCACTCCGTAATGTAGTCAGCGACAATGAAGGTGCCGCCATCGCCCTGATCTTCGGTTGTCCAATTATCGGGCAGAATGATGCCGTGCTTGCTGTCCATGTAATCTTCCATTGCACGGCGCACCGCTTCGCGGGTCATGCGGTAACGGACGCGTTCAATGGACTGGCTTAGCCGCTCAAGTTTGGGTTCACTGGTCATGGCTGTCTCCTGCGACAAGAAGCTGCCGCGCATGGTTTTCTGCACCTTTCAAGATGGCTCTATTGCACTCAACTTCGGTGGATCGGCGGTCATGGTAAAACTGGATATAGGCGGCGATCCAGTTACCGAGAGCCTCGAACTGCTCTTCACTCATGGCTGTCTCCTGCGAGTGCTGCGCGGAACAGTTTTACGGCGTAGTTAAACCCCTCATCCCATTCGCTGTCGCGGGCCTCTGCCCAAATGCGGTTCGGAGTATCCCGCAGCCGCTCGATTTCGCGGGCTTGGGTTTCAACTAATCCAACCAGTTTCCACCGTTGGTTGTAGGTCAGCGCGTATCGTTTCAACGCTTCCACCAGCGCCTTTGCTTCGTCAGTCATGCGTGGTCCTTTCGCCATATACCGGCTCGCCGGGGAATGTGTCTGGACAGGCTGCAATTGCTTCCCGTCCTGCGTCTGTCACCTGCCATGCGCTGATCGGCCCGCCAGTGCGAAACGGCATACCAGTTCCGGGTTCACCCCATACCGTGCGCTCAACCCAGCCAGCCTTTTCCAGACCGGCCAGCGCCGGCCCGGTGGCGGGGCGCAGAATGGCATCATTCTAACGAGCCGGAAGCCTCAGTTCCTTTGCGAGGAATGGGCGGCGCATCAAAGCAGGATGGCGCTTGAACGCTTGCAGGCAGTGCCAGCGCACCGAGGTAAGATAAGGCGCGCTCATCACTCCCCCTCCCCGATCTTGCGAACCTCAAGGCCACTAGCTCGAATGGCCGCAGCAATTACTTTTGCCTCTGCGGTGTAGTCGTGGCTTAGGTCTTCATCGAATGGAGAGCCTTCGCGCAGGGCGCTGCTAATCACCTCAACCAGCGGGTCGGGCTTGGCGATGATGAAGCGGGCAAAGTAGCGCTTGGGGTCGAGGCCAACCATACTGGTGTAACCCTCCACCGCATCGCTAACCTCGCGCTTGTAGGCTTCGTGCTGTTCTATGGCGCGGGCATGGGCCTCAATAGACTGCGCCAGTCGGTTATCGTCCGACATTCGCTCGTAATGGTGCAGCTTAGACCCTGCGGCCTCCGCTGCGATGGATAGCGCCCAATCGCTAACTTGTTTAATGTCAGTCATAGCTAGTCTCCACAAGGTTATGCCCCAGCTTGGCTAGGATCAGGCCAAACACTGCCTCTTGATCGTAGAAGGTCGAGCCGTAGCAGGATGGCTCTGGCGGAAGGTCGAGCGCCAGTTCGCCGTCGAACCAGACCCGTGCGCCTTCGGAGTAGCCGCCGCTGCAACCGGCTTGGTCGCAGTCGCTGCTGGCGGTCAGCCATTCAATGCGAATGTCAGTCACGTTCATCTCCTACCAATGCGCGAAGGGCGATTACGGCACAGGATCGACCATGCCCCGGATTGTTAGTGCCGAAGTCAGCAATCCGCTTTAGCGCGGCTTCCAGTTCTTCAATGCGGTCAGCAGCGGCGAGGCGCTGTCGCTCCAGTTCTTCGTGATCGACGCACCAATGCTTCTCTTGAAGGCGGTAATAGCTGTCCTCGTCGCGTAGCAGCTTCACAAGGTCAGTCATGGCCTTCACTCCCAAATATCCGGAGCGCCGCTCCCAATTTGCAAGGATGAGCGATTGGTCGGGTGCTGATGTTGCAATCAGTCATGCCTTCTCCCATCCCTCCTTGAGGTGGCCGTAGTCGCGGGGTTCTGTCACAGCTCGACGCTCACCGCAGATGCAGCAAGTGTCCGTGTGCCACGTTGCAATGCCGCATTCCCTGCGCCCCCACTTGTCGCCGCAGTCAAAGCATATCCATGCGGGGTATGGCTTGCGCTTAGTCATCGCCGCCTCCCGCGTATTTCAGCACCCGGCGCATAGCGATCAGGTCCAGTTCCGCATCGTCCTTGTCTTCGCGGGTGGTCGCCTTGTCGAAGCTGTCCTGCGCCCATTCCATGTGCAGCTTGAGCCAAGCCGTTACGATCTGGTCGCCAAGTTCGTTGTTCACAGGCAGGCGGATTGCGTTCAGTTCACGAATTGCGGTTTCAGTCATTATAAGGCACCTCTTTGGCGCAGTCTTCTGCGCCGCAGTCGTCGCAGACGGTAAAGTCATAGACTGAGCTGAGATACCAATCCTGCTCCTCGACATCCCAGCGGGCAAAGGCGTCTTTGACGACAGAGTCAGAGCCACACTGGCTGCACACGATGTCTATCTTGGTCACGGTATATCCTTTCTGGTTGGCTCCAGGAGTCTCCGTGGAGTCTTGTGAAAACCAAGAAAGAGATCAGGCTAGGCTGTTGGGGTTAGGTAAAAAAATACGGGACACCCGATGAAGGGTGTCCCGAAAGGCAGCAATTTTAGGAGAGTGCGTAATTGGTGTAAGGGATCTGGGTCCAGAGCTGCGGATTGAGCTTGCCGATCTTGACCGGCTTGTCGAGCAGCTGGCTGATTAGGAACTGGAGCAAATCGCTCTGTGCCAGCATGGTCAGCTGAAGGTTGTATTGCAGCCGCAGGTCGTTGCCGTAGTTGGGATGACAGCGGAAGCAGTCGTGGACCGAGATGACCGGAAAAGGCTTTTCCGGTAGGGTATCAAGCAAGTTGTAGATGGTCTGGGCATGAACATGCCCGCAGTTGTCGGCAGTGAGATGATCGAGGATCCGGGCCGAGAGAAATCCTGACTTGAGGTAATGACCCCACAGGGTCATCACCATAATATCGTCATGGGTTTTCTGGCGAATGCCGCAGCCGATTTCCAGAACCTTGCGGATCTGGGCCGGCATGGCCGGATCATAGGTGCAGCGCCGGGTCATTTCTCGGACGATCATGCCGTCGATCGAGTGAACGATATTGGCGCCCAGGGAGCGGCCATTCTCGATCGGAGTGTTCACATTATAGTAGACATCAAAGGGTTGGTTCAGAAAGTGAACAGTTTCCTTGACGCGGTCCATGACTTTGATGTGGACATGGAAGTTGTCGGGCAGGATCCAGGAGTTCTCAAGAGCCTCAGGATCCCATAGCGCCAGGAATGCTTCGTTGAGTTCCCAGGCAGCTGGAGCCAGTTCTTTCATGGTGTCATAGAAGGTCTGGAGCAGATAGCCTTCGCCGAATACGTCTTTGGGCACGGCAGTAGAACCATAGAGGCTGGTCATGATCGCCCGCTTGACGCCGTCCCGGTCGATCTTGGCAGAGTCGTCGACCTTGTCGAGCATAGCCCGGTAGATCGCGGTATAGGCGTCCATGCGCTGGCCCTTGCCAGTGACGTTGCACAGCTCGGCAGCAGAGCCATCGCCGGTCAGGGCAGCCAGGATCTGCAAGCCTGACGAAGTTGCATCGAGACTGATCATGTAGCCGGTTGGCTCACCTGCCTGGACTTTACGCCAGGCCTTGACGCCAGCATAGTAGAGGGCTGGTTCGTCAGCCTGGTCAATTAAGGTCTCCAACGAATTTTCGTTGGCGTCGAACCAGGTGATGCGCTCATCCCAGGTGAGCTTGTCGAGGCCCATATGGTTCGCAATATCAATTTTAAGATATTCCCGTCCCGTAAAAGATTGAAAAGTCATAAAGGTTCTCCGTGCTTTCGCCAGATGTAACCGCTGGCGCTCATTGGGGTGTAGCTGCGGATAAGGCCGTTTTTTTCTGCCCGATGTATCGGTCGCTGTTCAGCAACATTTCTGATGTTGGCGAAGTTGCCTTTTACGGCCCGAGCGGCGGCTTTATAAGAGTGGTGGGTTGTTATGAATTGCCCGTCCAGAGAGTATTGGTCCACTGCATGACAGGCCTTAACATTGATACCTGCAACACGATCAGCATACTGCCGCTGGTTGTTGGTGCTCCAAGTGACCAAGCGTATGTTGGTCAGGGTGTACGGCAAATAGTCATCGAGACGGTCTACTGAAGGCTTGTTGTCTGAGACGTAGCCGCCAGACACCCAGGCATCATAAAGTGCTTGAGCGTGAGGCTGTGACCAAAGCCAATCGAATAATTCTGCTTCAGTATAGGCAGGTGCCGGGTGGCCTCGTTTTCTGCTTTTGGCCACTTGGTTTGAGTAGAGCGATTTGACCAAGCCTTTGGGGGTTCGGTTGAACCGTTTACGGCAATCTTTGCAGTCGGCTCGTCTACCGTGCTTGCCGGTAGCCTGCTTATCAAAAGCTGTGAGGGGTAGGGTTTGGGCACAAATAGAGCATTGTTTCACAAGGGTTCTCCTTATCGAGACACCCTTATTAGCTGCGGTTTCGTTTGTCAAAACCTAGTTGTTGGCAATGTCGATCTTGAGGTATTCCTTGCCGGTGAAAGTCTGCATGTCTGGTTCCTCAAATAGACGCACCTAACCACACCGCAAAAAGCAGTGGGCTAGGTGCTGATGATGTGTAGGATGATTAGATGGTGTGCTTGTCGGGCACGTAGCTGGTAGGTTTAGAGCTGGGTGAGTAGCAAAGCATGTCAGCAGTCGCAGCCATGATGGACCGGGGAACGATATATTCGATAGTACCGGGGACCCGGTCAGTTACATTACGACCATTGCGGTAATAGGTCGTCATGTGAAGGACTTTTGTGGTCCGCTCTGGGCAGTTGACGGAATAGAGAACTACCATTTCTTTCCAGTCCACAGTGCGATCGCGTGAAGCATCCAATCGAACCCAGACACGGGCATCGGTTTGATAGTCACGGCCTTTCAGAAGATCTTCGGTGCGGGCATAGAAGTCTGTGTTGGATGTAGTGGTATCGATCAGATACCATTCGGGCACATCTTCAGACTGGGCAGCGGCGGTTAACGGAGCGGCCAGCAGGGCAGCCGCAAACAGATACTTGAGCATCGTATATGTCCTCATGTCAGGCGAGTTCGAGTTGTTCGTCAGCGAGAAGATTGCGACCTTGCAGGATGCGGCGTTTTTGCGCCCACTCAGCGTAGCTGATAGCAATCCCTCGGGTAAACATTTCGTCAATTTCTCGTTCGGTTAGGCGGATACGGTTTCCGTAGTCAGTCTCGATCAGCCACATAGGCCGGCCCTTCAGGTAGTCCTTCAGGGTTGGTTCGAGGTCTTCATCGGGAATGATGCGGATCATGATGGCATTGCCATAGGCAGTACCGTCACGCGTATGCAGAGTTCTCATTATGTTCCTCCTCTTCTTCGAGGTCGTCGTTCCACAGCTGGAGGCTGCCGACTTCGGGAAGCATTTCGTTGGAGCGGGGATAGGCGTCGATGACGACGCCCTCGTTGAGGTGCTGGACCCAGAGACTGAACTTACCAATCCCGATCCAGAAGGAATCTCCTGGCTTGGTATTGGCGGTAAAGTCAGTCTCGTTGTCGCGGACCAGCAGCTCAGGGAGCTTGGCTGGTTTGAGGGGTTGGCCGGACATCTGAAGATCGATGATCTTCATGTTGTTGGCCATGGCGTATTCTTTGACGATGTCGGATTTGGTGCGTTCAGTCATGCAGAGCACTCCTGATAATGCGGTGGTTCTCAACCGCAGTCTTGATGTTGGCATAGGCCAGATCTGCACTGGCGTTTTTCTCCCCCATGACGCTGTCATGGGAGATAGCGATCGGAAGGTTGGAAAGGCAGTCCTGGACAATCGAGGCAAAGGTGCCCTGGATCTTGTCTTTGGACAGGCCGTACCTGGTCAGCAGATTGACTAGGTCATTGGCAGCGATGCTGGAAGCGATCGGGTGGACGGCGGTGATCATGGCGTTATCCAATGCTCATGAGGATCTTGCGCTCGCCCTCTTTGCGAAGGGTGAGCCTGAAGCGGTCATCGATGTCGAAGTAGTTCCACAGATGTCCGCAGATCCGCTCGGCTTCGAGGTAGCTGCCCAGATAATGCCTTTCGTAAGGCTCATCCTTGGTTCCCTTACGGCGAACCGTGATGGTGAAGTATTCATTGGATTCTGGTTCTTCTGTCATAGTTCCGGTGCCAAGGCAGCGGGGACAGTTGACCCAGAGATTGCCGTCTTCACGGGTGAAGAAAAGGCGGCGTTCGCCGCGGCATTTTGTGCATTTCATGTCACGAACTCCTTGTCGGCAAGCTGGACCACGGCCTTGTTCCAGGGCGCACCCTGGTAATTGACATGGTAGCCCTGGCAGTAGATCCGGCCTCGCTTGTCGTATTTGTGGGTGAGGTAGAATTCCCGGCCTTCCTGGACGATCAGGTCGATGACCTCACGGGCAGAGCGATCGTATTTCTCGAAGGCTTTGACACGCTTCTGGAAGTCGGATTTGGTTTCGCCTTCTTTGGGCTTGTCGAGGTTACGCCACTTGTTGTGAACCATCAGCGAGGTGTCATCGTCGATGGTGAACTTGATAGCGTTGACCCGGTTGAGATGGTCGAGACAAACATCATCGTCGTGGTGGTTGTGCCTGAGGATCACTGAACCACCGGAGGTCAGATAGCCTGACTCCTTGTTGTTGGTGATCCGCTTGGGCGGCACGACCATGGGCAGCGGAAACTGGAAGCGATCCAGCTCCGCTTGTACGTCAGGCGTAATATCGAAGATGAGGCAGAACTGCTGGGTTAGTGGCAGCCAGTCGACCAGGTCGACTTCGGCAGCTCTGAGCAGCATATCAGCGCAGTCTTGAAGGCTGTCAAAGTGACGCTTCAGGATGCCGACCAGGATCGGCAGCGTGGTCCGCTTGTGGAGGACCATCTGCACGAGCAGGTCATAGCCAAACGGAACCGGGATTCCGTGAGCTTCCATGTACTCGGTAAAGTTGGGATCCTTGGATTCGACAAATTCTTTGCGGATCCTGGGGATCAGCTGGTTCTTGTTGAACAGCCTTTCCAACTCCAGCTGGTGAGCCAGCTTGGAGTCGGTTTCGGTAATGGGTTGGCTTGCCATGGTCTTAGCTCCAGCGGCGGAAGTTGTTTTCCTTGATCAAGGCCCGGCGCCGTTTCTCGGCGATGACCTCGATGATGTGGCTTGGGTTGTTGAGTAGGGTCATGGCGTAGGACCCGATGGTTCCAGCGGAAACGACCCTGAGGCCGTCATCGGGAATGAGGACAGGAAGAATGCGGTTCACGTTTCGTTCCTTTTATGGAATTGAGGCAAAGTCGGGATTGGGAGCTATCCGAAAGTGCCCCAGTAGTTATGCTTGTCGCCCAGATAGGGCTGCCAGTTCAGATCGAACTCGCAGTTCTTGGGCGCATCTTTGAAGAGAGGAGCAATCTGCTCATGTTTGAAGCCGGCCAGGCCGCAGCCGATACAACTGACGGCGAACTTGAGTTTGCGGTGGCCGGTGGCGTAAGCCAGGAAGCCCTGGATATATTGATTGATCCGCTCGATCGGGAGCGGTTGGAACAGCTCGTCTTTGGTGGGAATGGCGAAGCTCTGGCCATGGTGACCATAGCACTTGCCGAACTGTGCGCCCATATTCTTGAAGGCGAACAAGGCAGCGCCTTTTCCATGGATCCCGGCTTCGTTGGATCCGAAGACGAAGATGCACTTGGGTTGCTTGGGCTTTGAAGCCATTGGCTCAGTCCTTTTAAAAGTTGCCTTCGGCAACCTGGCAGCAGCGAATGCCGTTGCGCCGCCACATCTCGACCAGGCGAGAGCGGTCATCGAAGACTAGATCGGGAATGACGCCGGTTGCTTTGAGTTGGTTTAGCCAGGACTCTTTGAGTTCATGGTCTGGGGTGTAATCCCCATGGAAACGCATCAGCAGCTTGTTATAACCGGTGATGTGAAACCTGTTTAACCAAGCTTCGGTTTCGGCACGCACCTTGTCAGAGCGGCCAGACCAGATCTCAATCGTGTGACGTTGAGCTTCGAGGGCTTGGTAGATGGATCGGATGGGCCAAATGACTTGGTCATCGACACAGCTGGTGTGAAAAGCATCCCAGTTTTGTGTGAGTTTGTTGCCTGCATCATCTCTTTTGCGAATGTGGTGCAGTCGGTGCTCGATATTGGCAAGGGTGCCATCGAGATCGAAAATGATGAACATCTTTGGTTCCTCAAGAGTTGTCTATCCGCCAAACGCGAGAGCCTGCTTGCCGACAGGCAAGCAGGGTCGAGACCAGGATCTGGTCAGCGTTTTTTCGGGTAGTGCTTGCGGGCAGGATTGCCGAAGGTGCCGATGAAATCGAGGCGTGAGCGTTCTTTGCGATCAGTGATGATCTCATCGAGCAGCCCGTCGATTTCTTCGAGAGTCATGGGATCATCGCTGTAGGGGCTGAAGTCATCGTGGATGACTTCGCTGTCGATGGACATGGATCAGAGTCCTTTGCTGGTGAGGAAGTCTGAGAAGGCTTCCTGGTCAGAGAGCTTGGCGATATCGAAAGTGGGAATGCCCCAGGCGCTGGCTATCCTGAGGGCCTGGCCAGTCCCGCCGGAGCCGGAACCGCCAGGTGTCCAGCAGACGACCATGTCCACAGGCTCGTCGAGCTTGCGGCCAAGGATCTGGTGGACGTTGCGGATGTGCAGCTTGCGGGCAGCTGGTGAACAGTTCTGCCAGGCCGGATGGAACTGCCTGGCAATCCGTTCGGAATCGTGGGTGATAGGTTCGCAGAAGTAATTCTGGTTATCTGCGATGGCGCCGTTGAAGCCGTTCCAGGGCAGGAAGATTTCCATAGCCCAGGCATAGCGTTCAAAGGCTTGATCTGCGCCGGCTGCATGGCCTGAACGCAGGACGAGTCCAGATTCTCCAAGGTGCCTGGCAATGTTGCCAAGCGTTCTACAAACTTCTGGTGGAGTGGATCTGGATCCGATGCCAGCATAGTATTGCATGGCCTGATCCTTGTTTGAAATCAGTCAGATTTTATGGGCAATGGGATTTAGATCGCATCTGCCAAATCCGGCTGAGTTAGGTTTTAGAAAGTTAAAACCGAAGTCTATCTATCCAGAGATAAAACGAACCCTGCCACCGTGAGGTGACAGGGTTCACTGGAGATTAGTTTAGCGGTTTACGCCTTGACCAAGGACAGACCGGTGCGGCTGAACTTGTTGCTGGTCGAGGGAACCGACGGACGGTCTTCGTTGACCCGGCGCAGCTGGATCTCAAGGTTGAGGATCGCATCCTTGCCCGGTTCCATAGTGCGGGCGAATTCCATGATCTCGTCGAGCAGGTCGTTACGAGCCGACTGGAATTCAGCGAAGTCATTGTTACGCGAGTTGGCGTTGACACGTTCCTGCGTGTCAAGCGGGATGCCGATCGGCAGGCTGACGAACTTGGAGTCAATGCCCTCTTCGGTTTCGACCTCGCGGGTATAGCCGATGTTCAGCCAGAATTCGGCCTTCGGCTTTTCCTGAGGCGGAACAGCTGCATTGGCATAACGCTGGCCGAAGGTGATGGGAGCGGACTTGGTGTTGGCAACTGCCATGGTAAGATTCCTTGTGATGATGATGGTTGGTGTGGGTTCCGACCCGTTGGAATAAGGGGAGATGCCGGACAGGCCGAAACCCACCAAAAGGCGCGCAAGCGCCCCTTGTTACGGTTGCTCAAAGAGCAGAGTTGCAGTGATTGCAGTGGTTCTTGTGAGTGCGATCGACGCGGTAAGTGACACGGTCACATGACTTGCAGTGATCTACTCTGTCGCCCCTCAGGGCGATGATCTGGGACCGGGTAAACCCGGCCCAGAAGTTAGCGTTGGTTGTCGTAGTCATTGAGAGCACGGATGCCCAGGATGCAGTGGACGATGGCCGAAGTGAGCAGCACGAAGACTGCCAGACCAAGGCCGTGGAAGTTGTTGATCAGCAGCCCGCCCTCAGGATCCTGTTGGATCATGATGAGCATGGCTACGCTGATGGTGAGGAGCGGATGGACCAGTCCACGCAGGGATTCGGTAAGGACGTTCATGAAATGTTCTCCCATTGGCTCCACTGCGAGGGAATGGAGCTGAGATCAGTGCCGTAGTTGTCCAGGATATCGTCGAGGACCGACGCTGGAACTTGGGCAAGGTGGTAAGGATTGCTGAGATCGAGACGAGCGTAGTCGTCCGACATATCGGAATAGTCCCACTCGCTGTGGTCCTCTTCCCAGCACCAGGTAGTGCCATCTCCCCAAAGGTAGATGACACCGTCGAGTTCGGTTGCCTCGACTACGGTTCGGCTAAGGGTAAGCATGAGTGTTACTCCTTGGGTTTGGGGATAAGCGGGCTGAGCATACGAGTGATGAGGTCTGCCTCTTCGATGTAGCCCTCAGCCCGGAGTATGCGGACTAGTTGGTCTACGAGTTTAGAGAGTTGAGGAGACAGCATTAGCAGACCTCCTCGTAGCGACAGGTGGACTGGTGCATGACCATGTAGAGGCCAGCAGCAGCGATCATCACGCCCATCAGGATGGGCATGACGTAGGTTTTGACGATGTGCATGAAGGCCTCTTGAGTAGAGGTGAGTTGAGATGTGGCTGTGCCTATCGGCTTGCCTATCTACGGCCCAACCTCAGGGCCGGAGTTTCCTCCGACCCTTTAGGGTTAGACACGGTTCTTGGACGCATCCACTAGCGCTTTGATACGAGCGTAGTTGGAGTTGAAGAGTTCAGCATGACGCTGAGACTGGTTGCAGAATGCATCTACACGGAGCTGGCGCTCCGAGCATTCTTCAGCAGATTCTTCAATGAGGCGTTGTTCTACGTTGTCACGGTTGATGACATAACGCAGGTTCTGAGCATTGCTTGCTTCGCTGATAGCGCGATGCAGCATATCGATACCTTCACCGGTAGCGGCGAAGACTTTGCCAACAGAGTTAGCGGCATTCGAGGTGGCACCATAGATGGAGCCAAGGGTAGCATTGAGAGAAGCCATGAGAGTAATCTCCTAGATTAGAGTTCGAGAACAGGGGAAGGATTGGGCTGACGGCCCGAAGCAACGAGACGAAGGTTGTTAAGGTGGAAGCCACGAGTGATGACATGAGCATCATGCTGAGCCATGTATTCACGGAACTCTGAGGCGAGTTCTTCGTAGTAATCATCCGATTCAGTGCGGATGGAATGACCAAGCTGAGCCATAAGAGGACTCCTATCAAAAGGTTGAAAGAGAAAGGGGACCAGTATTAGCCAGCAACTGGTGGTGCTGTTGGGGACTTACCCATGAGACTGAAGCTATGCTTGCTTAAGGCATAGGACAGGCCTGAGTGGCTGTGAGCAGAGGGCTACGCCGTGCAGAGTGAACGCTCAATTCACTCCTCAAGGCGCGTAAGCGCCAGGCCGAAGGCCCAGTGTAATGAAGTGGGGGTAGGTGACCCAGTGTATCCCAGTGTACCGGGGGGGGTACTCTGATATTGGGGTGGGTGGTGGTGTAGATACACTGCACCAGAACCTACATGAGCAAAAATCCCCACTGCCCTAGCGAGATAAGCATGGGGGGACCTTGTCCTGGTGAGCCTCTTGGTTCCTGGGACAGAGTAATCCAGGAGATGAGCCAGTGAGGCTTGTCCCAAAAATTATATGAGAATGGTCCCTATAGGGAGATAACTAGGAGGGAGAGCCTGGCCGGCTGTCTATCCCGTTGGTTCCAGCGCTTCAGCGTGAGAAAAGAAAAAGGAGAGGGAGCCATGCACTGCTCAACCTCTCCTTTCCCTTGCGACCCGCCCCCCTGTTAGGGAACTTCGTTCCAGGCTTTGATCAAGCGGACCTAGTACCGCTGCGAGTTCAAGGCTGTACCCAGATAAGAAAGCCGGAGCCTGCTTACCTGAGGAGGAGTTCGCCCCCCTCGCTGTGACTGTTATTGTCCCCACCTGTCACTGGGGTTTGACGCCGCCCAACCAGGCGGTGAACCATGAATGTCTTGGGTGTAATCTTAAGGGGAACTAAAGCCCCAAAGAACCCTGAAGATATCTCTAGCTTTGCTCCCCTCGTGGAAAACTCGCTGGGCGAGTGAGCCAAAGAGAACCCTGACTGGAGCCAAGGAAGCCCCAGCTCAACCTGGAGTGAGTGGGAACTGAGTCTGTATTGAACAGAATGTCTGAGGGAGTTGAAGCCAAACAAAGTCTGACAGAGTTCGAACTGAGTCCAGACTGGAGTCTGATTCGCTTCAACTGAGTGAGGACTCTGTGAGAGTTTCCTCCTCCTATTTTTGGAATAAAATCCCATGTTTACATGGGGTTTAGACAATAGGAGTAGCCTTCCCTCCCTCTATACTTTTAGAAGAAGAGACTGCCAAAGTGTCGAAAACTGAAGGAAATCAATAGTCCCTCTAAAGATCATTGTCCATACCCCTCACCACAGGGAGGCCCACCGCGTTCCCCAGGCCCCCGCCAGGGGGCCGATAGGGAAAGAGCAGGGGGGCCGACCGGTGGATTGAACATAATACTCCTTCAGAAAGGGTCCGGACATGGGTGCGATCAACAATACGGATGTGGGCGACGGTGCAGAGTGCGATTGCCTGCTCTGCCAGATGAACCGGATCCTGCTCGAAGAGGCAGCCAAGAACGAGCCATCGCCCCCTACCCCGCCCAACTTTGATGACCTGAGCGAAGCGCTCGACCAGCTGGCCCATGCTCTCAACACCGACGGCGACATTGCCAGGGAAGCAATTGAGACGGTCCTGCGTGCCAATGGCTACGACGAGACTGTGGTCGAGGAAATGGAAGACGGCGAGCTGCGTCCCTTTGACGCCCAGAGCTTCGACTTCTCCTACGCTTTGCGCTTCCTCAAGGAAGGCTACATGCTGACCCGAGGGGGCTGGAACGGCAAGAACCAGTACCTAGTGGCGATCGACCCGGAGCGTAACGCCTGGATCGGGGTGGCCGACGATGACCTCACCCCCCTCCCCTACATCGCCATCAAGACCGTCGATGACTGCCTGGTCCCCTGGACTGCCAGCCAGACCGATCTCCTGGCGGAAGACTGGATGGTTCTGCTCTGAATCTAAATAGAACCAAAATGAACATAAGTATTGACGGTGGATAAGTTCTATGGGTAACCTAAAGGCAAGGGAGATGTCGGGTAATGATACTGTATGTATAAACCCCGAGGAGTCTCAAATGCCCGTCAGTGAAGAAGAACTGATCCACCGTAGTCGTGGTGTTCGTGTTACCGAAGCCCAGGTCGAGAATGCCATTGTCAGTGAACATTACTTCACCGGCATGGCAGGGGCAGTAGGCGAACACCGCGAAGAACGCCGTGATCTCCCGGAAAGCCTGGGACTCCTGACGTTCTGTGTTCTGGTTCTGGAAAACGGATTCACCGTCACTGGACAGAGTGCCTGCGCCGATCCGGCCAACTTCAACTGGGAGATCGGCAAGCGCCTGGCCCGTGAAGATGCCCGGTCCAAGGTCTGGGGGCTGCTCGGCTATGAGCTGCGTACCAAGCTGAAGATGTGCGACGACGCTCTGCCTGCCAGCCTTCCTTCGGCCCGGACCTACGTGGGAACCAAGGTGGTCCATGCCGTGCCGATGTCCCGCCGCGAGTACAATGAGTTTCGCGGGTGGAAGGTGCCGGAAGACGAGAACGGCAACGATGCGGGCTACATGGTCGAATATGCCGACTATCAGGAAGGCAATGTCCGCGGCATCGCTGGCTACGTGTCCTGGTCGCCGGCAGCCGTGTTCCACCAATCCTACGAAATGATGGCCAAGTAAGATGAGGAAGACCGGGGCCGCTGCCTAGCAGCACGGTGACCAGCCTGGCCCCGGTCTATCCCATTGGTTCACAGCAACGGAAAACCCAGAAACGCTGCGGCGATACGGGTGAGTATGACCTGTTTGGCTCCAAGTGCAATCCCAGATAGATCGAGGTAAGCCGTGCTTTCAGTTCAAGACGTTAAGCAAGCCCTGCCCGCCACGCTGCGTAGCGCTGCGACCCAGGAGCTGACCGACAAGATCAACAACATCGTTGCTGATCCGATCGTGGCCGAACAGGTCCGCGACAACTTCATTTCTTATGCCGCTGTCCTCAAGGACGGGAAGTTCAAGACCGAAGACTACCTCCACGCGGTCACCTATGTCAGCTTCAAGCTGATGGGGTATAACAATGAGGAAGCCTATGCTCGGACCTTCCCTGCCCGGCATCAGCAGCTGCTCGCCAAAGGCGCCAGCAAGAAAGAGATCTCTGCCTACGTCTCGGCCTACCACAAGGGTAAGCTGGTCAACTTGATCATGGAGCAGACCCTGGTCCCGACCTGGGTCTTAAATCAGGACCTCTTCCAGAAAGCGATCAACGTCCAGGCTGAGCTGATGATCACAGCATCGAGCGAGAAGGTCAGGACCGAGGCAGCCAACAGCCTGCTCACTCACCTTAAGCGGCCCGAAGCCAAAGGTCTCGACATTCGCATGGAGGTTACCGACAGTTCTGGCATGAAAGAGCTGAAGGACACTCTAGTAAAAGTCGCCCAACAGCAACAGAAGGCTATAGAAAGCGGGGTTACTACGCGCGAAATCGCAGCATCCCCGATCTATGACGCGGAGTACGTTGATGTCGGGGGAAGTAATCAAGCTTGAGCTGGACGAGTGGCTAGACCGGGTTGATTATAAAGGGCTGAACTCAGGGAACTATGTTCCTAGTGAGTTCGCCCTGACCTTCATGAATTTCATCAAACTGTGTAATGGTCAGGCCGGGGAATCGCACAAGACGCCTCCGGTTCACCTCAAGATGCTCGACAAGGTGGCGCAGCCCACCAATTACGTTGCCAACCTATGCTTTCGCGGGGCAGGGAAGACCAGTATCTTTGGTGAATACTTCTTCCTGTTCCTTGGAGTGTTCGGTTACCTTCCTAACTTTGGGGAAGTATCAGGCTGCATCTACGTCTCGGATTCGATGGACAACGGGGTCAAGTCGCTTCGCAAGAACATCGAGTTTCGCTACTACAACAGCCCATTTCTCCAGGAATGGATTCCAGAAGCTAAGTTCACTGACAACTATATCGAGTTCGTGAACCAAGAAGGTCATCACGTCGGTATAAAGCTATTCGGCGCGAAGACCGGATTACGTGGTACTAAGGTGTTTGGAAAACGTCCAACCATCTGCGTGATGGACGACTTGGTCAGCGACGATGATTCAAAGTCCAAGGCCAACATGCAGGCGATCAAGGACACGGTTTATAAGGGTGTCGACTACGCGCTCGATCCGACCCGGCGCAAGGTGATCTTCAACGGTACGCCCTTCAACAAGGAAGACATCCTGATTGAAGCGGTGGAATCAGGCGCCTGGGACGTAAACGTCTGGCCGGTATGCGAGCGCTTTCCTTGCTCGGAAGAAGAGTTCGAAGGCGCCTGGCCGGACCGCTTTACCTACAAGTTCGTGCGAGAGCAGTATGAAAAGGCGGTGCTCACCGGCAAGGTTGCTGCCTTCATGCAGGAGCTGATGCTGCGCATTACCTCCGAAGAAGAGCGCCTGGTCCAGGACGCCGAGATCCGCTGGTACGAGCGCACCCGCCTGCTTCAAAACAAACACGCCTTTAACTTCTACATCACCACTGATTTTGCCACCTCGAAGAAGCAGACTGCTGACTTCTCGGTGATCTCAGTCTGGGCCTATAACGCCAACGGCGATTGGTTCTGGGTCGACGGGGTGTGCGAACGCCAGACCATGGACAAGTCGGTCAACGATCTGTTCCGTCTAGTCCAGGAATACAGACCGCAAGCTGTCGGGGTGGAAGTCACTGGGCAGCAAGGTGCATTCATCTCTTGGCTCCAGCAGGAGATGATGAACCGGAACATCTGGTTCAACTTCGCCTCGTCCGAAAAGAGCGGCAGCCCAGGCATTCGCCCGACGGTCGACAAGCTGACCCGCTTCAATCTGGTTCTTCCCTGGTTCAAGGCCGGCAAATTCTACTTTCCGCAGGAACTCAAGACGAGCCAGATCATGGGCCACTTCATGGGCCAGCTCCGACTGGTCACCCAGTCCGGGATCAAAGGCAAAGATGACTGCATCGATACGATCTCGATGCTGGGTTATCTCAAACCGTGGAAGCCATCAGATACCCCAGCAACTACCCCTCACGAAGTAGAATTGTGGGAAGAAGAGGAACAAGAGATGAATAGCGGGGGCCTGTCCTCTTACATCGTGTAGAAACCACACTGAGCGAAGTGGGGCCATGATGGACATCAACAATCTCTTTGAGAAGCTTTCTTATGGGGAGCTGTCTAATCTCTCTATTAGTGATGAAGGAAGCGGCACCATTGTCGCGGCTAAGCGTCCGCGCATTATTCATTATGCCAATACCGCCTTGCTGCGAATATTTTCACGGATGCTGCTGAAAGAAAACTCACTGCTTATCACGCAGATGGAGAACGTGACGCTCTATCGCCTGGACAAGAAGCATTCGGTCACCAATCCGGTGGCTGGTTATTACAGCTATATCCAGGATACAGCCGATAACCTGTTCGACAACGATGTGATCCGTATCACCTCTGTTTATGACCAGAACGGAGTGGAGCTGCCAATCAACGATCTTGATGATCCGCTCTCGGTCTTTATTCCGCAGCCGGATGTGTTGCAGCTCTCGCATCCTGTCGATGGCGCACCGCTGGGTGTATCTTATCAGGCTCGCCACGCTCCGCTTAACTACAACACTCCGAGCCAGGTCATCGAGATCCCGGAAGTTCTCGAAGAAGCCCTCACCGCTTTGATTTCCTACTTCGTGTTCAGCCATATGAACACCCAGGAGTCAGCTGCCAAAGCCATGGAACACATGACTCGCTACGAAGCCATCGTTTCCGAGGTGATCGATCGAGATCTCGTCATCGAGTCCGTCAGCACCAGTTCTAACCGCTTTGCCAGGAATGGTTGGGTATGATCCGTAATATCAACGATCCCAAGGGAAATCCGCAGACTGCTACGGTTGAGAACCAACTGGGCAAGGCCTACGATGTGGTCGAGACGGTTGAAGCCAACCTGCCTCAGATTGCTCTGGTAGCCCAAAAGCTTGAGTCAATTGGTGCAGTCGGCGATCTGGTCGCAGCCCGCGACGATGCTGTGGAAGCGGCTCAAAGTGCGATTGTTTCTCAGACCAGTGCAACCAGTTCTGCCCAGTCTGCGGTAACCGCTAAAAACGCAGCCGAGGCTGCGGCTACTGCGGCCAATGCCAGCAAGATTGCCGCCCAGTCCGCAGAAAGCGGAGCAATTGCGGCTGCTGCTTCTATCAATACTGACGTAGCTGCGATCGAAGCAAGTAAGACTGCTGCTGCCCAATCGGCAGCAACCGCCACCACTCAAGCAAGCACAGCAACTACCCAGGCTAACAATGCTGCCAGTAGTGCAACCAGTGCAGCTAATTCCGCAACGTCTGCGGCTAATAGCCTCGCCTCCATTGGCTCCAGTGTTAGCACGGCTGCTAACAGTGCAACCGCTGCAAGTGCTTCAGCAACCACAGCAACGACTAAAGCTAACGAAGCTGCGGCCAGTGCAGCAGCCGCTCTTACTAGCAAGAATGACGCAGCCAGTTCCAAGACAGCTGCTGCTGCCTCTGCCACCAATGCAGCAAGCAGTGCAACTGCGGCTGATAACAGCAAGACTGCTGCGGCTTCTTCTGCAACCACCGCAACCAACCAGGCGTCTGCTGCTGCCACCTCGGCGACCAATGCTGGCAATTCAGCAACAGCTGCCTCGGCAAGTGCAACAGCTGCGGGAACCAGTGCGACCAATGCAGCTAACAGCGCTACTTCTGCTGCCGGTTCTGCTACCACTGCCAGTCAGCAAGCCGCTACAGCTACGACCAGGGCATCTGAAGCTGCAACAAGCGCCAGCAATGCAGCGACCAGTGCCAGCAACGCTGAGACTGCTAAAGCTGCGTCTGAAGCGGCCCGTGATGCAGCAGTCACTACCTTTGCTGACTTTGGTAAGCGCTACCTCGGCGCAAAGTCGAGCAACCCAACGCTGGACAATGACGGTAATGCTCTCATTCCTGGAGCGCTGTATTTCAACTCAACTTCGAATGAGATGCGGATCCGCACCACCAACAACACCTGGGTTGCGGCATATGTGACGGCAGATAGCGGTGGTGGCAGTCTCTATGCTCCAATCGAGCATGAGCACGCTATCTCTGCCATTACCGGTCTCCAGACCGCACTCGATGGTAAGCAGCCGGTTGGTTCTTACATTACTACGGTCAACTTTACCTGGGCCAATTTGACCGGCAAGCCGACTAGCGTTTCTGCATTTGTTAATGATGCAGGTTATCTTACCAGTTTTACAGAAACAGATCCGGTGTTTGCTGCCAGCCCGGCAGGCGCAATTACTGCCGGTAATGTAAGCAATTGGGATACCGCTTACAGCTGGGGTAACCATGCCTCCGCTGGATACCTGACTAATTATACTGAGACAGACCCGGTGTTTGCAGCTTCGGCTGCTGCTGGGGTAACCACAGCCAAGATCAGCAACTGGGACGCAGCCCACGGTTGGGGCAATCACGCTTCTGCCGGCTATCTTTCTAGTGGCGCCATTGGCGTAACTGTCCAGGCCTATGACCCAGATCTGGTCAATTGGGCAGGCAAGATTGCGCCAACCGGTGATGCGGTAGGCACTACCGATGCACAAACGTTGACCAACAAGACGCTGTCAAAGCCGGTGCTGAACGACGGCTACACCGAAGAGGTGTTCGCCATCACTGACGGTGCCACCGTCAACCTCGATCCCAACAACGGTTCGATCCAGACCTGGACGCTGGGGGCAAGCCGCACACCGGGACAAGCCAATTGGGCTTCGGGTCAGTCGATCACACTGATGGTCGATGACGGCACGGCGTACTCGATCACTTGGACGACCCTCGGCGTTGTCTGGGAGACGAACGGCGGCACGGCCCCGACACTGGCCACTACTGGCTACACTGTCATCACGCTTTGGAAGGTCGGCACGACGATCTACGGCGCTCGCGTGGGTGATGTTTAATGTTGTGGCAGAAGGCTATTGGTGGGACTGCTGCTGCTAAGAAGCAGTTTATTGCGGTAGGACACAGCGATGGTATCATCATCGCCTACCCGTGGAGCAGCTCTGGATTTGGAACCAAGTTCAGCGATCCCAGCACCTTACCTGCGGGTGATACAGCGTATAGCGCGGCCTTCACGCCATCCGGCGATGCAATTTCAGTGGCTTCCAACGGATCTCCTTATATCACCGCCTATCCGTGGAGCAGTTCTGGGTTCGGGACTAAGTATGCTAATCCCGGCACGCTGCCTACCGGAACTGGTCGCGGCATAGCCTTCTCGCCTTCTGGAAGCGCCATTGCAGTCGCTCATAGCGTCAGCCCCTACATCACTGCATACCCTTGGAGCGGTTCTGGGTTTGGGACTAAGTTCACTAACCCAGCCACCTTGCCTACCGGAACTGGTAACGGCGTAGCCTTCTCACCTTCTGGTGATGCTATCGCAGTTGCCCATACCACTAGTCCCTATATCACCGCCTACCCTTGGAGCAGCTCTGGATTTGGGACTAAGTATTCCAATCCGGGTGTGGCGCTAACCGGCACGAGCTACAGCGTAGCGTTCTCACCATCTGGTAATGCGATTGCAGTTGTTAATAATGCCAGTCCTTATATCATAGCCTACCCTTGGAGCAGTTCTGGGTTTGGGGCTAAGTATTCCAATCCGGCTACGTTACCTACCGGAACTGGCTTTGGTGTAGCGTTCTCTCCCTCCGGTGACGCAATCGCAGTCGCCCATGCCACCAGCCCCTACATCACTGCCTATCCGTGGAGCAGTTCTGGCTTCGGGACTAAGTATTCCAATCCGGCTACGTTACCTACCCTCACGAGCTACAGCGTAGCATTCTCTCCCTCCGGTGACGCAATCGCCGTCGCGCATAACGGCTCCCCCTACATTACCGCTTATCCGTGGTCCTCATCCACAGGCTTCGGCGCCAAGTACGCCAACCCCGCTACGTTGCCTACTGGCACTGGCTACGGTGTAGCCTTCGGAGAAATTTAAATGAACAACGAATACCGCAATGAAATACTGACTTCTGCCCTTGATGCTCGCATCAAAGAGGTGACGGAGTATCAGGTCAACATCGACAATTTCCGCCTTGCCATTGAGCGCATTGGCGATGATGCGGAATTGCAGGAGTTCAAAGCCCAGCTGGAAGGGCTGCTGGCATCTTCTCTGTTTGAGCAGCGCAAAGCACAAGTGATGCTGGACGTTATCAAGTCCCAAGTGGAGTAACCCACCATGTACGTTCTCGCACCCAACGCAGTCATCGAGAAATACCCTTACTCAATCGGTGACTTGCGGAGAGACAATCCCCAGACCAGCTTCCCGGCCCAGCCGACCAACGCGCTGCTTGCTGAGTATGGCGTGTTCCCTGTCACGCGCACTGACATCCCTGCGGTCGATTATACGCAGGCCGTAACCGAAGCCGATCCGCAGTTAGTCAACGGCGGGTGGGTTCAGGCGTGGATCGTCACTGACCGCACGGCAGAAGAAATCGCGCAGATCGAAGCCGATCAGTGGGCCAACGTCCGCAGTGAACGCAACGCTAAGCTGGCTGAAAGTGATTGGACGCAGCTGGCCGATGCGCCGGTGTCTAACATTCAGGCACAAACCTGGGCAACTTACCGCCAAGCATTGCGCGACATAACAGATCAAACAGATCCATTTAATATTGTCTGGCCAGACAAACCTACAAACTAAAACACACAGCACTCAATCAAGTCTTTCGACATAATTCTTGGCTTAGACTAATTGAATCGAGCTTTATAGCAGCGAAAGCACAGCGCACCTTATGGTAGCGTCTCCTCAATTTGCTGAAGGGGTCGTATGCCGTGCGCTCATCTCCACTCTATTCCAACAAAGTATTAGGTCCGGCAGAGATAATCTCCGGACTTAATTCTTTTGTTCAGGGCTGACGCCATGAGCCAGACACGTCCCACTCATTTGGACATCGCCCAGCGCATGGATCGCATGGAAGAAAAGATGTCGCATTTCATGGATGAGATGCGGACCGCGATCGGAGGGCTTCAAGGCGATGTCGCCACCATGAAGTCTGACGTTGCCGAGACCAAAGACATCGTCGCCGCCTGGGGCGCAGTCAAGCTGATGGGCAAGTTCATCAAGTGGGCGAGCGGAATCCTGACCGGGATCGTCGCCGGATACATCGTCATCAAAGCGGCAGCCCTCGCTCTTGTGACCAAGTGAAGGCCCAGACATGACCATTCACGACAAGTACACTGCCCTGTACCCGTTTGCGACCAAGCGCCAGATCGAATACCTCGATGCCGTTCGTGAGCATGGCTCCGAACATGCAGCCAACAAGGCCTTGGGCCTGGGCAATGATGTGCTCTCCAAGGCAGTCCGCTCGCTCAGAGCCAAGGCTGCTCTCAGCGGTATAGCTCCCGGACACTTCGAAAGCGGTACGGCCCCAGGCTTTCTGATGGGCAAGGTGACCATCCAGCGTGGTGCTGACGGCATGGTCGAACGGACCTGGGAACGCCAGTCACCGGATGAAGCCAGGTCACTGGAGATCCTGACCTCGTCGATCAATGCTATCATTGAAGATGCTCGTGGGGTCATGCCCCCGGTGGCTGCACCCAAGCAGCATGATGCAGACCTGCTGACAGTGGTTCCCATGGGTGATCCCCACTTTGGGATGCTGGCCTGGGCACGCGAAGTTGGTGAAGACTTCAATCTCAAGATTGCCGAAGAAGTGACCTTTGCTGCGGTAGATTGGCTTTCGTCCAGGACACCGTCGAGCAAGGTCGCCCTGCTGCTCAACCTCGGTGACTTCTTCCATGCTGATAATTCCAGCAACCGCACGCCGCAGAGCGGCAATGCGCTCGATGTCGATGGCCGCTTTCCGCTGATTGCCGAGGTTGGCTTCCGGGCCATGGTTCGCTGTATTCGCCGGCTGCTGGAAAAGCACGAGAAGGTGATTATCCGGAACAACAGGGGCAATCACGATCCGCATCAGGCATTCATGCTGTCCTTGGCTCTTAGCGGAATGTTCTCGAATGAACCTCGGGTTCAGGTCGAGCTGGAGCCAAGCAGCTTCTACTATCACCGCTTCGGGGTGACGCTGATTGGTTCGACCCACGGTGACGGAGCCAAGCTGGCTGATCTGCCTATGATCATGGCTACCGATGCCAAACAGGACTGGGCCGATGCCGAAGAACGGGTCTGGCACTGCGGTCATTTTCACCACGATCAGGTCAAGGATTACATCGGCTGCCGGGTAGAAACTCACCGGACCTTGGCTGCCAATGACTCGTGGCACCGCCACGAAGGCTACCGCTCTTACAAGGACATGAAAGCGATCATCTACGATCGGACTCTGGGCGAAGTCGACCGGATCCGGTGTGGTTCGTTGGTACTCAAGGAACTGAAGAAATGAGCCTGACCAAGCTCGAACTCGATCCCAACGGGGTCGATGCCCACTCCCCCGGCGCCAAGCTCGATGCCGGCAAGGCTGAGATCATGCGGGGCGTGCTGCGCTATTTTCCCAATGCTGTCTCGGCTGTCGCTGAAGTCAGCTCGTTCGGAGCCAGGAAGTACACCTGGCATGGCTGGGAATCCGTGCCCGACGGGATCAACCGCTACGGTGACGCCCTTGCCCGGCACATTGTCAAGGAAGTGATCGAAGGTGATTTCGATGCTGACAGCAACCTGCTCCATGCAGCTCATGCTGCCTGGAATGCCCTGGCTCGTCTGGAGCTGCTGATCCGTAAGCGTGCAGGAGAACCGGCATGACGGCGATGAAGCTAAGCCCCAAGGGTGAGGCGATGATCAAGCAGTTCGAAGGCTGCGCGAAGAAGCGGGCTGACGGCAAGTTTGAAGCCTACCCCGATCCCGGTACTGGTGGTGATCCGTGGACGATTGGCTGGGGATCGACTGGTCCGGACATTCGTCCGGGTGTTATCTGGACCCAAGCAGAATGTGATGCCCGGTTCAGCAAGCACATCCAGCGTTTTGTCGCTGAAGTAAACGCTGCACTGGGTGGGGCCAAGGTCACGCAAAACCAGTTCGATGCGCTGGTCTCGTTTCACTACAACACGGGTGCAATCTCCAAGGCGACACTGACCAAGCTGCACAAGGCAGGCAAGTTCAGCGAAGCTGCAACCGAGTTTGGTAAATGGGTCAATGCTGGCGGAAGGCGTCTTCCTGGTCTGGTTCGCCGCCGTCAGGTTGAAGCTGCTCTCTATCGGAGCGGTAAGTGAGCCTGAAGTCGGCCATCCTCCGCAGCCAGGACGTTGTCTTGTGCTTTGTCCGCAAGTGGTGGCGGCCTGTCACCTGCATCGGGATTGCTGGTGGCGCAGTCGTCAACCTGATGATCATCCCGATCGTAAACTGGGAAGTCCCCGACATGACTGCGGCAGCAGCCTACGTCACGGCAGCCACTGCTGCCTTTGCCGTGCGGGAATGGGGCAAAGCCAATGGAACGGTAGAGTCATGAACCTGTTTCAACGCCTCGATGACACTATCCGCTGGATCAAGGACAGCTTGCTGCTGATCCTGGGTCTGCCGCTTCTGGTTACTGTGGCCTGGCTGTGGATCACGCTGCATGGATTCCTCTGGTTCGATGGAGTCCAGGACAAGCTCACTAAGGCTGAGCAGACCATCGCCAAGATGGAACTGGCCAGCAAGGAAGCCACTCTCAAACAGGAACGGCTCAACTCCGAGAATGCTCTGCTGAGCCAAAGGATTGCTGACGATGTCACTCTTCACCACGAAGCCAATGCCGCTGCGGTTGATGGGGCTGTTGCTGCCTACATTGCTGCTAACCGGGTGCGCCCGGACAATCACCGTTGCCCCGTCAGAGCCAGTGCTGCCGCCGTGTCTGGTAGTGCCCCAGCATCTGCTGGTGAAACCCAGCCTACCGGACTGGTTGCCGTCTCGGAATATGACCTTGGCCGCCTCGCCAAAGCTGCGGTGCAAGGTGACGAAGCTGCCGACTTCCTGATCCAGCTGGTCAACGCAGGGCTGGCCGTACCGGACACCAAGCATGCTCCGTGAGTTGCTGAACACACTGGCAGTGTTGCTGTGCTGTTCGTGGAATAGTCTTGTTTGGTTCCAGTCCAGACCCAGAATTCTGATAGATAGTCGAAAAGTCTAAGCACCCCTCTTGTTTGAACAGGCCGAGAATATGGTTGAGATTGCCCGTAATGGTGAGATTGGTCCTCAACTGACGGACTGGCAGAACGAACCCAGTGTTCGGCAGCTGAAGCTCGACCTGGAGAATGCGAAGACTTCGCATGACGAGCAGATCACCAAGATCAAGAAGTGGTCCGATCTATTGCATGTGCGTGGTTCGGTGCGGCCCAAGCGGGTCAAGAACCGTTCCGGGGTCCAGCCCAAGCTGATCCGCCGTCAGGCAGAATGGCGCTACTCGGCGCTGACCGAACCGTTCCTCGGATCGAACAAGATCTTCAAGGTTTCGCCCACCAGCTTCGAAGATCCCGAAGCTGCCCGGCAGAACGAGCTGGTCCTGAACTGGCAGTTCCGCACCAAGCTCAACCGGGTCAAGCTGATCGACGACTACGTCCGTTCGACGGTGGATGAGGGCACTTCGATCCTTCGGCTTGGCTGGAAGCGGGCTACCGTCAAGGTCAAGGAAAAGGTTCCGGTTTACACGCACTATGCGCTGGAAACCGAGGAGCAAGCCCAGGCATTCCAGCAAGCTCTGGCTCTGAGCGAGGAAGATCCGCGTAACTTCGAGCTGTCGATGACGCCTGAAGTGATTGAAGCGGTCAAGCTCTACAAGGAAACTGGCCAGCCTACCTACGCCGAGCAGACCGGCGAGGAAGAAGTCGAGATCGAGAAGATCATCGAGAACCGTCCTACGGTTGAGGTGATGAATCCGCAGAACGTGATCATCGATCCGTCCTGTGAAGGTGATATCGACAAGGCGCTGTTTGTTGCTGTTTCGTTCGAGACCAACAAGGCTGAGCTACTGAAGGAGGGCAAGCGCTACAAGAATCTCGACAAGATCAACTGGGAAGCGAACACGCCGCTGACTCAGACCGATCACGAGAGCCGGACTCCGGACACGTTCAACCACCACGATGCTACCCGCAAAAAGGTGGTCGCCTACGAATACTGGGGCTTTTACGACATCAAGGGTGATGGCGTTCTGGTTCCGATCGTCGCCACTTGGATTGGCGATGTGATGATCCGGATGGAGCTGAACCCGTTCCCCGATCAGAAGCTGCCGTTTGTTGTGGTTCCCTATCTTCCGGTCAAGCGGGAGCTGTACGGTGAGCCGGATGCCGAGCTGCTGGAAGACAACCAGGCAATCCTGGGTGCTGTCAGCCGTGGACTGGTCGATCTTCTGGGCCGCTCTGCCAATGGTCAGCAGGGCTTTGCCAAGGGGATGCTTGATCCTCTCAACCGGCGCCGATACGAGAATGGGCAGGATTACGAGTTCAATCCCAACATGCCGCCTCAGGCCGGCCTGATTGAACACAAGTATCCGGAGATTCCGCAGTCAGCCCTGCTGATGCTCAATCTTCAGAACCAGGAAGCCGAAGCCCTGACCGGGGTCAAGAGCTTTGCAGGCGGTATGTCGGGCGAAGCTTATGGCGATGTGGCTGCCGGTATTCGCGGTGTGCTGGATGCTGCCTCGAAGCGGGAAATGGCAATCCTGCGCCGTCTGGCCAAAGGCATGAGCGAGGTTGGCCGCAAGATCATCGCTATGAACCAGGAGTTCCTGTCCGAACAGGAAGTGGTTCGCCTGACCAACGAAGAGTTTGTCACCGTCAACCGCGAAGACCTGGCTGGCGAGTTTGACCTGGAAGTCGATATCTCGACGGCTGAAGTCGACAATGCCAAGTCGCAAGACTTGGCCTTCATGCTTCAGACGATTGGCCCGAACGAAGATCCGGAAATGCGCCGGATGATCCTGGCTGAGATCGCTGAGCTTAAGCGTATGCCTGCTTTGGCTCGCAAGATCCGCAGCTTCAAGCCTGAGCCTGACCCGATGATGGAACAGGTGAAGCAACTGGAAATGCGCAAGCTTCAAGCTGAAGTGGCCGAGCTGGAAAGCAAGGTAGCGCTCAACCAGGCCAAGGCCAAGGAAGCTCAATCCAAGGCTGAGAAGACCGATCTCGATTATGTCGAGCAGGAAACCGGTACGTCCCATGCGCGTGAGATGGAACGCAACCGTGCCCAGGCTGAAGGCAACCAGGATCTTGAAGTAACCAAGGCCCTGCTTCGTTCGAAGAAGTTCGACGAAATTGATCCAGACGTAGAAGCTGCCGTTGGATTCAATGAATTGAGCAGAACTAAATCCGACATGTCGAATGTTGGACCTGCCCCAATTGACACAAGTTATGCCCCGGCAGAGTTAGATTATCAGATGGCTGATCTTAATCAGGATCCAGCTTTCTACTAAAAAACTCAAACGAATATCTAAGGACCATTAGGTATGTCAGACGTTACTGCCCTTGAACAGCAACTCAAGGACTCCCAGGATCTAGTTAACCGTCGCCAGATGGCGCTCAAGCTCGCCAATAATCGGGAATTCCGGAAGCTGATCCTGGAAGACTTCTGCGTCACTGAGGCTGCCCGTCTGGTTCAGATGTCGTCTGACCCGGCCATGGATGCCCAGCAGCGGGCAGATGCTCTCTCGATGGCTCAAGCTACCGGGCATGTGAAGCGCTTCCTGTCGATGACTGTACAAATGGGTGCTGCTGCCGAGCGTAACCTGGCCGAGCTGGAAGAAGCTCTGGCTGAAGCTCGTGCTGAAGATGACGCTCTCGACCTGTTCGATGCCGAGGGGGATGAGCAGTGAACCTAGACGGAACCGGCACAGACATCCTGGAGATGTCGGACGAGGACTTCCTCAACCTCACTAGCCCTCCGGCGCCGAGCGAAGAGGGCACTTCAGATGAAACGCCTCCCGCTGATCTTCCCGCCGAGGAAGAAGAAGCAGCTGGTGAAGAGGAGTCTGGTGACCTTGGTTCCGATGCTGGAGCCAGTGAGGAAGATACCACCTCTCCCTCCCCTACTCCTGAAGCTGAAACGAGGCCGGCTGACGTAGATCCCGCTGCCGAGGCTGGCGACAGCCAGCCCGAGGCAGAGCGGAAGATCGAAGTCAGCGAGGCCGAGTATTCGCGCTACAAGGCTGCGTTCGATCAGATCATGACTCCGTTCAAAGCAAACGGAAAGACTGTCGAACTCAAAGATCCTGAAGAAGCCATCAAGCTCATGCAGATGGGTGCTAACTACACCAAGCGTATGCAGGAGTTACAACCGCACCGAAAAGTGCTACAGATGCTTCAGAACAACGATCTGCTTGACGAGGGCAAGCTGTCTTATCTGATCGATTTGGATAAGCGGAACCCGGAAGCCATCAAGCAGCTCGTCAAAGATTCGGGGATCGATCCATTGGATATCGATCCGTCAGAAGACTCTGGCTATCAAGCTGGAGATCACCGGGTCAGCGATGAAGAGATCGCTTTTCGTTCCACCCTGGAAGACATTACGTCCACTCCATTGGGTCAGGAAACGGTCCAGGTCATCGACTCCACCTGGGATCCAACCAGCAAGGAAGCCTGCTGGGCACAGCCCGAGATCATGCAGGTCATCAATACTCAGCGCGAAAACGGTATCTACGATATCATTACCGCTGAACTGGAACGCCGCAGAGTTCTCGGAGAAATCCCGGCAAACACACCTTTCCTCCAGGCCTATCAGACGGTCGGTGATGCCCTGTATCAAGCAGGTGCTTTCCGAGGTCTAAGCGGACAGACGGCTCAGAATGCGCCGACCAATGCAGGGGGCACCCCGCAAGTCGTTGCTACTCGTGTAGCCGCTCCCAAGACCCAAGTGGCGAATGGTGACAAGGCGAGCGCAGCTTCCCCGACACGGGTCAGCTCTACTCGTCCCGCCTCAGGAAAGATCAATCCGCTTGCCATGAGCGATGATGAATTCCTGAAACAGATGAACGGACGCCTCTGAACCAGACATTCCTGCGTGGAGTCTGAGAGGCCTCTTGGGATTTATTCGCTATGTTGAACTACAATACCGGGGGTTCGACCTCCGACATCGATGGTGATGGCTCGTCCCAGATGAACACCTTCTTCTACCTGAAGAAGGCAATCATCGAAGCTCGCACCGAACAGTACTTCATGCCGCTGGCTGCCACGGTCAACATGCCGAAGAACTACGGCAAGTCGATCAAGGTCTATGAGTACGTTCCGCTGCTGGACGCCCGTAACATCAACGACCAGGGCATTGACGCTGCTGGTGCCACGATTTCGAACGGCAACCTGTATGGTTCGAGCCGGGATATTGGCACCATTACGTCGAAGCTGCCGACCCTGACTGAAAACGGTGGCCGCGTTAACCGCGTCGGCTTTACCCGTCTTCAGCGCGAAGGCTCGCTGTACAAGTTCGGTTTCTTCACTGAGTTCACTCAGGAAGCGATGGACTTTGATTCGGACGAAGAACTGATGGACCACCTCAGCCGTGAGCTGATGAATGGTGCAGTTCAGCTGACCGAAGCTGTCCTTCAGAAGGACCTTCTGGCTGCTGCTGGTGTCGTGGTCTATGCCGGTTCGGCAACGACCAATGGTACGGTGACGGGTGAAGGCGCTGGTGCAGCTATCGTCAGCTACGCCAACCTGATGCGTCTGGACCAGATCCTGACCGACAACCGCACCCCGAAGCAGACCAAGGTCATCACCGGCTCGCGGATGATCGACACCAAGACCATCCCGGCTGCCCGTGTGATGTTCGTTGGTTCGGAACTGGTGCCTCACCTCAAGGGCATGAAGGACCTGTTTAACAACCAGGCGTTCATCCCGGTCCAGCACTACGGCGATGCCGGTACGGTGCTGAACGGTGAAATCGGCACGATCGATACCTTCCGTATCGTTCAGGTCCCGGAAATGCTGCACTGGGCTGGTGTCGGCGCCACGGTTGGCACCAACCCCGGCTATCGCACCACCAGCGGCAAGTACGATGTGTATCCGATGCTGGTTGTCGGTGACGACAGCTTCTCGACCATCGGTTTCCAGACCGACGGCAAGTCGGTCAAGTTCTCGGTTCTCACCAAGATGCCGGGCAAGGAAACCGCGGATCGCAACGATCCGTTCGGCGAGACCGGGTTCAGCTCGATCAAGTGGTACTACGGTATCCTGGTCAAGCGCCCCGAGCGCATCGGCCTGATCAAGACGGTTGCACCGCTCTGATCTGAGCCAAGGGATAAATGGGGGGGAGCTTAGGCTTCTCCCCATTTCCCCATGAAATCCCAGCAAACAGGACCACGATCCATGACCGAAGAAACCACCGAAGCTGCCGCTGACACCACTCTGAGCGAGAAGGAAGTCCTGATGCAGCGAGCCAAGCTGATGGGTATCAGCTTCTCGAACAACATCAGCGCAGAAAAGCTTCGTGAAAAGATTGATGCTCACCTGGCCGGTGAAGCAGAAAGCCAGGAAGAAGCTGCGGCTGAGCCTGAAGTCAATCCGCTGGCCAGCCCCGAAGCCAAGAAGGCTTCGCTGCGTGAGCAGCTGATCGCCGAGGCAACCAAGCTGATCCGGGTCCGGATTACCAATCTGGATCCCAAGAAGAAGGATCTGCCTGGCGAAATCATTACGGTGGCCAACGAGTACATCGGCACGATCCGCAAGTTCGTCCCGTTCGGGGAGCACACCGATGATGGCTACCATATTCCGAAGTGCATCTACAACCTTCTGGAAGACCGTCGATTCCTTAGCATTCGCGTGGTTCGTGATCGCCGTACTGGTGTCACCACCCCGGTTACTACCTGGGCCAAGGAATTCGCTCTCGAAGTCCTGCCCCAGCTCACCGAAGAAGAGCTGAAGGATCTGGCTGCTGCCCAGATGGCAGCCGGTAGCGTCGAGTAAGCCAAGCGTTGATCAAAGGAATATCCTGTGCCTGAACTCGTCGATAACATTGATGTTCGTGCTAATGAGCTGACCGTTTCGCTAACGGCAGCTGAAACATTCACGATTCCGGCTGTCGATCTGTCTGGCACGGGATATACCCTGCCCACTGTAACCAATACCAATATTGCCGCCGAAGTTTCCAAGCTGACCAATGCTAACCTGACTACTGGAATTGTCGGGGGCACTGGAACGTTTGATGTGCTGATGAAGAGCTTCAGCACGCACCTAAAAGAGGAATTTGACAAAGGCCGGATAACCGGCGCTGATTATACTCGTGCTTATATTGCCATGACCGAAGCGGCCATGAGCGGTGCAGTTCAGTTCCTGCTTGGCCGGGATCAGGCATTCTGGGTAGCTCAGCGGGCACAGATTGATGCCTATACCGCCAAGGTGCAGCTAGAGACTGCAAAGGTCCAGTATGCAACGGTTCGCGGCGAAGCGATTAATCAGAAGATCAACTACGCCCTAACCAAGATCAAGCTCTCCAACGAAAGCATTGCGTTCAGCACTGCCCGTTACCAACTGACCAACACGATGCCAGCACAGCTGGCTCAGATCCAGCAGCAGACCACTAATCTGGTCACGGAAAACAGCGTCCAGACCTATAACCTGACTTCGATGCTGCCAGCCCAAAAGCTGATGGTCGAAGCGCAAAAACTCCTGGTTGATGCCCAGAAGTCAAATGAAACCAACAAGGCTGCGCAGGTTCTCGTTCAGACAAGCAATCTGGGCAAAGAGGGTTCGATCCTCGATTACAACTTGGCAACCATGCTGCCGGCTCAAAAACTGTTGGTCGATGCCCAGAAAGCTGAAACGACCCAGAAGACAACCAATCTTGCTACCGAAAACTCGGTTCAGAGCTACAACCTGACTAATATTCTGCCCAAGCAATTGGCACTGATTGGTGAGCAGGTTGAAGTGCAGCGGGCACAGACGCTTAACAATCGCACTGATGGCACAACCATCACTGGTTCAATCGGTAAGCAAAAGGATCTCTACACCCAGCAGATCACTTCCTACCAACGTGATGCGGAACTCAAAGCAGCCAAGCTGTTTACTGATGCCTGGATCACGCAGAAGACGATCGACGAAGGTCTGTTGGCCCCCAGCGGGTTCCAAAATGCTTCGCTCGATGCGGTTCTTACCAAGGTCAAGACAAACAACGGTCTCACCTAATAGCGGGGATATAAGGCCGTGGGGTTTTTTGGCGGAGAAGAAGTCTATGTCGCTTCGACGGTCTATAACCTGGCCGGCGACATCACTGAGCGCGCCAACTTCCTCAAAGGGTTGGTGACGGCAAATATCATCACCAACTCCCGCTACTCTGCCGCAGATGTGATCCGGTCAGGCTACCTGCGTAGCCCCGGACTCAACATGCGCAAGTTCTTCAATTGGGCTTTGGATAGCGAATATGATCGCTGGGTCGGTGTGCCTGTAGGTGGTCTGGGTGGTCGGGCTATCATCAACCAGCAAAAGGTGGCTGCACAGATTCCCCGTGGGCGGAACGAGGGGATCAACTTCTACAAGCTGGAAACCAAGAAGGGCGTCTATACCTACTGGGCTGAGCAGTGGGTTTTGCAGAACCACCCGACAATCTATGGGCTTGGTTGGACCTCGACCTACAATGCAGCTGCCAACACGATAACCGTATATTACGGCAGCTCAACGCTGGGTAGTTTTGTCCCTGCCGACTTCAGCACGAGCAGCACATACATCTATGCGATGTACACCAGGGTCAATCACACGACGATTGGGCCGTGGGCTTATGGCGAGTGGGTCAATGCAGATCCTTTAGCCCAAGATTTTGATTCGTATGTGGCCATTCTTGAAGAAAGCGTGGATACATCTGATGACGTTTCGTGGAGCTACACCAATGTTTACGAGAAAGTATCTTACGTTGGTATTGGGTCAGACGGCGTAGCCTACTCAATTAAGACCAGACTAACTGTCGACTTCTACTATCACCTCTACGATGGCACGTACTACTATCGAACCAAATCAGACACACAGCGTCTCACAGGCGTAAGCGAGTCCAGTCCGATCTATTGGATCTACAAGAACGGCAGCGGCAATGATGTGCTGGACAACGCCATCTGGGTTTCGCAGCTGGAAGGTGAATTCCTGCCTATTATTCCGGTCATGCTGGACAACGTGTTCGTGCCCGACCACCCGGCTCCCAACGTCTATACCTATTCCAAGAAGGCTTTCAAAAAAGTCACCGGTCAGCGGTACGATGACCTCGTATCCAAGATGAAGGAAAACCCCGACATCGGGGATATCGACTATGCCTACATTGTTCATGGTGTTCCCCTGAATACCAAGGAAAACGCTGGCAAAGAGTACATCTACCGTTTCTTCAAGCGAGCCTGGCTTGCCGAACTTGGTCTGCTGCCGGAAGCAGATGGAGCAAACCAGGACAGCCAGCCCGGCTTCAATGTGTACGTCAGCACCAATCGTGATCCTGTGGTCTATGATGTGGGCGTTCACTTTGAAGATGCTTCCGAGGTAGTCGGAACAGGTCTGGTCAGGGACGGAGCCAAGACTGGTGATCTCTGGATCGACCTGAATCCCGACCCTGTTGGTTATTGGGTTGCAACTGATCCCGTCTCCTACCTGGACACGATTTCAGTCAATCGAACGTCCTTCACGATCAGCTGGCAGGATGGCCCGAGCACCTGGCGTAAGCTGACGATCATAAGCGCTTTCCATCACAACAACGTGTACCGCGATAAGGCTGTTCTGATCAGTGCCAGGTCAGCGCTGGAAGACCTGGAAGAGAGTGGATTTCTGGTGCCGCTGCACTATGCCACGCTCGACGAGATGAGCTTGATCCAGAGCACGCAGCTCATGACGACCTGCGTCTACCTGGTGCTCAACTCTTACGTGATCGTCAAAAAGAAGTGGTATCAAACCGGCTTCTTCAAGTTCATCCTCTTTGCTGCGATCGTTACGCTCACCATTGTTTTTCCGCCTTTTGGTGCGGAAGGTGCAGCAATCCTGACCTCCATCGGTACAGCAATCGGTCTGTCTGGGACATTGGCTCTGATCGCCGGCGCCATTGTTTATACCATTGCCTCCTCCCTGATCATGCAGATCCTGGGCAAAGTCTCGGTTGCGATCTTTGGTGAGAAGTGGGGGGCGCTGATCGCTTCTATCACCACCTTCGTTGGTATGGCGGTTGGTGGAAACCTGCTGGCTGGTGGCAATCTTTCGTCTGCCTGGAACGGACTGATGTCTGCTCAGGGATTGATCGGACTGACCAGCGCCGTTGGTACAGGCATTGCCGGCTATGTTGAAGCTTCGGCCCGTGAAGTCATGGGAAAGATCACTGATCTCCAGGCTTCTTACGAAAAGCAAGCAGCTGAAGCTGCTAACACCTATGCACAAATTGTCGGCTATGATAAAGGTATGCTTGATCCAATGAGTTTAACCGGCACTAGTTTCGGAAACGCATTGGAAACTCCCGGCCAGTTTCTCGCTCGAACCTTAATGACAGGTTCTGACATCGCAGAAATCTCCCTGGGAATGATCTCAGAATTCACTACCGCAACTCTGACTCCAGCGTTGCCGTCAAGTATCTAAGGAGTCGCGTCCATGTCTTTGCTCAATGTTGATACTGGTCAGCCATCGTTCTCTCTGCCGCAGTCTTTCCTGGATCAGCAGGCTAGTTGGCTTAATGGCTTCGATCAGGCGCTGATGCCGAGCCAAGGCGGCTTTGGTCAGATGAACTTCAAAGACAAGGCGAGCATGGCCTTGGCCGGTCTCCAGACGCTGGGCAGCCTGTTTGGTGCTTTCAAGCAGCTGAGCTTGGCCAACAAGCAGTTCGAGTTCCAGAAGAAGTTTGCCAACGCCAACATGGCCAACTCGATCAAGACCTACAACACCTCGATCGAAGATCGTGCCCGTGCTCGTGGCTTCACTGAAGGTCAGACGCCCGCACAGATCCAGCAATACGTCGACCAGAACCGGATGGCTGCCTGGAACGGCGGCTGAACCAAAGGATAGATCATGGCTCTTACCTGGCGTGAAGTCGCAGCTCCCGACTTCCGGAATAGCATGTCCGGTGTCGAGAGCTTCTCTCGTACTCTGGCTAGTGCATTCGATGCTGCCCGCAACGGGATCAACGAAGTTGATGCCAGCATCAATGATCGGGTCAACAAGGCTTTTGCTGCGGAACTCCTGAAGTATCAGGATCCGGCTGCTTACGAAGAAGCGCTGCGGACTGGCGCTTTGTTCAACGGGTTCGACAAGAACCGCCTGTCGGGTGAAAGCCTGGCAGCCGCTGGTGCTCGGACTGGTTCACTCTACAACCAAGCCAATAGCAAGCTTGGTCTGGAAAAGAGCAACTACGAGTTCAACCAGACTAAGACCGAAGACTCCAAGGCTCCGCTGCTTATGCAGGCTATGGCTCTGGCCGAGACGGGTAATACGGTCGGTCTAGCAAAACTGCGGGATGAAAATCCTGACCTGTTCAAGAATTTCTCGTTGAAGGGTGCGACAGACGCCCAGAGCAAAATTTTCTCCGGTCTCACTAACTACTGGAATCGGGCGACAACCCAACAAGCCTACGATCAGAGCGGGACTCGCTTTGGTTGGGAAACTACCGACCGAGCGGCAGCCGATGAAGCCGACAAGTTTTACATGCAAGTCGATCGTGATGCGTTTGATCGCAGCGATGCTCTGCGTATCGCTCGCTCCGGAAATCTCAGCCCTAAAGCATTCAACCTGGTGATGGGCCGCATTAATTCGAGCTTTCCAGATACAAGCGGCATGTCTGGCTCAGATGGCGGTGGCTACTCTGGCAGTGCCAATGGTGGCGGCGGGGCTAGTGATTTCACTCTTGGCTCCCAACAGAAAGCTGTTGCAACGACGCTCAAGAACAGCGGATTTAGTGCTCCGGTAGTTGCAGGCCTCTTGGGCAATTTCCACGCTGAGGGTGGCTATGGCGGCGCTCAGGGTGATGGCGGCTCGGCTTCGGGTATTGCTCAGTGGCGCAAAGAACGTCGAGACAACTTCGTCAAAATGTTCGGCGTCGATCCGCACAAGGCTACGGTGGAGCAGCAAGCCCAGTTTGTGAAGTGGGAATTTGATAATCCCGCTCAAGCTGGAATGACGGTTCAACAGCGTGATGCAATTCTCAATGCCAAGGATCCTGCCGAAGCTGCTCGTCTGATTGACCAGTTCTATGAACGTTCTTCTGGCGAGCACCGGGGTAAGCGCATGAATGCTGCAACGACGGCTTATTCCAGCCTGGGTGAGATTTATGGCGAGATTGGCTCAGCCAATGCCGACATGGAGCGTAATCCCAACAACATGGCAACGCAGTATATTGCTGCTGCTAGGGACCGCCGCTCGGTCGACGAAATTGCCGCGGAACTGGATAAGAGCCATCCTGGCCTACAAGGTATGGGCCAAGGCTTTATCCGAGAAAAGCTTATCAGCATTATCAGCGATGCGGCCAATAAGGGCAAATCGATCAACGCAGCGTCTGCTGGGGTGATTGCTGGCAACAGCCTCAACTCGAACATCTTTACGCGCAATCTGCCGACTTGGTTCTTTGGTGGCAATCAAGCTGGTAACTACTTTGATGATAGCCGAGCCAGTAAGCTGATCGAAGAGTACAGCAACGAAAACGTAGAACGGGCTGTTGCTGCCAATGACACCCAAGCTCGTCTGGATGCTGGACATCAGGCCGCAGTTGCCAAAGCCACTGCGGCCTGGGATCGCTACAACCGGGCCAAGTTCATGAACGAGAACGAAGGCAAGAACATCAATCTTGGTCCGCTTCTTGCTGCGGCACAGGCTGCCGATCAAGCTGCTGCTGGATCGCAGCAAGATAGGGTCAATCGCGG